CGGCCGTCCGGGCCGGAGCATCCGTGCGCGCTGTTCAGCGCCGAGCAAGTGCGCGAGATGCGTGAGCTGTACGAAAGTGGCGTGACCATCCGCGAGATCGCCAACCGCATGGACCTCGACGCCGACCTCACCACGATCCACGGCGTTGTATACGGCCGGACGTACCGCAACGTTTAGGCGGCGTGACATGACCCTACACGGCCTGCCAGCCCGCGCAGGGTAGCGGAAATTTCAATTTTGCAGCGGTGAATGGGTGTTTCTGCGTCCACAAGGGTTATATATCATTTCTAGGTCGTTTTTGTCATTTCATGATTTGGTAGTTTTGAGCAGAAAAGAGCGCAAAAGAGCGCAAGGGAGTACGACAGTGAGTAAGACAGAGAGCAGGGCAAGAGCAGAAAAGACAGGCGTCACCCTAGACGCGCTGCTGACTGAGGCGGCGGCGTATCTGGCCCGCGCCGAAGCGGGTGCGCTGGGCAGCGCCGAAGCCACGGCCGCTGAAGCGATAGACATCTATCGCAGCGTCGCCGGTATCCGCAAGCAGGCGGACGCGCTGTTTGACCAGGTGCAGGGTCGGGCAAAGGAACTGCTGAGCGAGATCATCGTTGAAACCGGCAAGATGGAATGGTCTACCGAGTTTGGCAAGGCGTACATCCCGAAGCCGAGCATCTCCGCCCGCTACGACACGAAGGCGCTTGACGCCCTGTGTGCCAGCGATCCCGAACTCGCGGCGCGGCTGGCTCCGCATCGCATCGAGAGCGAACGCGCCGGGTCGTTGACGATCCGCTGAGTTGGTGCAGGTTGATGACTTGTATACTTGACATGATTATAACCGGCTGTTATACTTCTATTACGTTGATTGACCGGTTGGGGGTAGTTGCCCAACCCGTAGCAAATGGAGTACGAGCAATGTTCAGAGCACCTAAGACAAGCAAAAAGAATCACACAATTGCAAACCTGAAGGCGCTGTGCATCGACACAGTGGTCAAGGAGTATCGAGCGATTTACAACCGCGAGAGCGACGACGACCGGCTGGCGGTGGACAGTGTAAGCATCACCGCCGATGCCTGCAAGGTACTGTTTGAGTTGGCCGAGTTAACCGGCCAGATCACACACCTGGATCGGTGGGGGAATGGTCTGGTCATGGTTTGGATTAAGGAGTAGCAGGGTTTTGACGCGCGCCGGATAGTGACCGGCGCGCTTTATCTTTAGCGAGTACGAAGGAGCATACACATGAAATTCTTGGAACTGTTAGTGAGCTTTACAATCGACAATCCGCTGGCTGTTTTGGGGCTGATCGTGATCGGATTTGTGCTGCTCGGTTATGAGCTGCATTGTCGGTTCACCGGTGGCTACGATGACAACACAGGCCGGAGAGAGTGAGGTGGCGGCCGCGAAGAAGCGACCGGGGAATGGGATCGTTTTCAGTGACGGCCGTTGGGTGACTTTGTGCGGCGCAAGCGAGCGCCCACTGAATGGCTACGTAAATAGAGACGGCGCACCCGTGGAACCGGAGACGCCGCATAAGGAGAATAGCGATGGCGATGAATAATATGTTTCGTAAAGCGGTGAAGGAAGAGGCCAAGCTGCTGATGGCGGTTTCCGGTCCATCCGGCGCGGGCAAGACGTACACCGCGCTGCGGTTCGCGACCGAACTGGCCGGGCTGGGCGGCCGCATTGCCGTGGTGGACACAGAGCACGGATCGGCCAGCAAGTACGCCGACCTGTTCAGTTTCGACACGCTGCACATGGAGCCGCCTTATCATCCGGCGCGGTTCGCTGAGGCCGCGCGCGCGGCAAAGGCTGCCGGGTACGATGTGCTGGTCATTGACAGTCTGTCACATGCGTGGGCCGGTTCCGGCGGCGCGCTGGAAATGGTGGATGAAGAGGCCAAGAAGATTAAGGGCAACTCGTATATGGCTTGGGGTGCGGTGACGCCGGTGCATCGCAACATGGTTGACACAATCGTGTCAGTTGGCGGGCCTGACGGGATGCACGTCATTGTGACCATGCGCAGCAAAACAGAGTACGTGCTGGAACAGGACGCGCGCGGCAAGACAGTGCCGCGCAAGGTCGGCATGGCTCCCATCCAGCGCGACGGGACCGAGTACGAATTCGACGTGTGGATCGAGATGACCATCGACAACGATGGCATTGTCCAGAAGACGCGCTGCCCTGAATTGACCGGCCGCGTGTTCTCGAAGCCCGGCGCAGAAGTCACCGACATCCTGAAAGAGTGGCTCAAAGGCGCTGCGCCGCTCACGCAGGAAGAGTACGAAGCGGCGATGCTTGACGCGACCGACGCCGGAACGTGGGCCTACAATGCCCACCGCCTGAACGTGGTCAACAGCGTATTTGCCGCGCCGCAGAATCTGATCGACTTTCGCGGCTATCTCGGCGCTGAGGTGTACGGCCGTGGCGACAATGAGCGGGTCTGGTCTGTGCTGCGCAGCTACAGCAATGCCATTCTGGACGGTAGTGACAAGCGCGACGCGGCGGCCGCTGCGCGTATGGCGTGGGCGGCGGATGATCCGACGGTGAAAGCGAAGCCGCAGCCGCAGGCGAATGGGCAGGTGAAGGCGGAAGCGCAGTCAAAGGCAAAGGCGGGACCGGTGGAGGACGAACCGAAGCCTGCCGCTGCCTCCACCGCCGCGGCTGTTCCTGCCACGCCCACGACCCCCGCGCGGATCGGCAAGGACCCCGCCGAACTGCTGAAAGCGACCGGAACCGAGATCGACGCCGACATGCTGAGCGGCGGTGATGACGGGGAAGGTGAAGACGACGATCTTGATTACGCTTTTGCGAGCGAAGACGATTTCGCAGAGGCCGGAAACTAGCATGGCCGGGCAACGAGATAACGTGTCTCGCGCTGCCAAAGTGGCAGCGCCGCTCTTGGTCTTTGACGAAAGACCGGTTGCGGAGCGGCGCTATCTTATCCGAACGGTGCTGCCATATGACGCAGAGCAGGAAGGGAAGCTGGTCACGATGACGCGAGTAGGGCACACAGTTTGCGGGTTCGTTGATGCCGACGGTGTGAGTCACGAGCGGGAATTTGTGATCTGGAACGATGATCCAAGCTGGATAATCTACCTGCTTAGCATTTTCTTCGTGACCTTCATGTCAGCGGGCGCGGTTACGGCCGTGCTGTTGACCGGATTCATCGCCGTCGCGTTGGTGGTACTGCGCATCGGAGTGGCGCGTCGTGGCCGGTAGCAGCAGCAAGCGCATCGGCGCGCGTAACCAGCGCGTCGGCAAGGCCGGAGAGCAGGTCGCCGAGATTATGCTGCGACAGGCGGGCGTGTGCATGGTCGAGCAGATCGCCACGCCCTACGTAATCTACGCCTCGCGCGGCACTGGCCGCAATCGCTGGGTGCAGATGCGCCACACTGTGAAGGTGAGTGGTGACCGGCGCGGGATCATGCCGGACGGCCGTCGTGTGCTTTGTGAAGTCAAGGTACGCAGCGGCAATCTGCGCAAGTCGGATTTCGAGGCGCATCAACTCGCGGCGCTGGAAGAGAACTCGCAACTGAACGGCGTGAGCCTGGTCGCGTGGATTCACCCGGACGAAAGCCTGCTGCTGCGCTGGCCGCTGCCCGGCTTCGAGAAGGCGCGGGCCAGCATCACGCTGGAAGCAGCGCGCGGACTGCGTTGGGACGGCCGTACATGACTGCGCCTGCTAAAGTTTCATATCGTTTTATAGATGTTTGTGAAGTTTGGAGGTGATTGGTGATGATTGAAAAGAATGAACCATTGGCGAGAGTGGATCGGGCGTTGCGGCGGGCGCAGTTGCAGTCGCTCGGCGCTGGGCCGGAAGCGGGAACGCAGCAGCAACCGGAACCGGTCGATTTGGAGATGTGGATCGCCCTGAACCGCGTCAAGGGCGGGGCGCTGATTTACAACGTAGCCAATGACTGGTACATGGCTACGGCGTCGCTGAGCAAGATGGTCCCGAAACTGGTCGGCGCATTGGCCGCCGCCGGTTACATCACGCAGTCCGGTCCAGGTGTGTACCGGATGAGCGCGAAGGGGCTGCAAGCGTGGGAGGCGTTCCCAACGACAAGCGTGCGCGGCGCCAATGTCGAGGGTATGTGCGACATCTGTCACGAGGTCACGGATCTGCACGCGGTCTATGAACGGGCAACCGAACGTTACATGTTTCTGTGCGCCGACTGTCACGAATGGGAGCGGATGTGAGATGGGGACCATCTTCCGAAACAGCTACGTGCCGACAGGGCCAATTGACGAAGCCCCGGCCGTGCTGACCCAGACGCCGCATGAGTGGCGCAATGCTGAGTTTACGAACGCGGTGTACCGCACGCCTGACGGCGGCAAGACGGCCGTATCTGACGAGTGGGTAAAGCGCAATCTGCGCTGGTATGGCGGCGGGCACATGCGCGGCCCGGAGCCGACACTGCCTTACTTCGCGTGGGATGCGCCGTGGGTGACGCGCGGCTTCAAAAGGGGGACCGCATGAGATACGACATCACGCTCAGGACACAGGTGGAGATTGCCGACGACGCCGCGCAGCCGGTACGCCCGCTAAAGCTGGCCGAACTGCTCAAGGATGCGGTCACGCGCACGGCCGTCTTCCAGCAGATCGCGTTCAGTGAACCGCTCGACGTGAAGGTGACGCGGGTGAAGGAAGAGGGACAGGGCGGGTCGGAGACGGCCGTGGCGGAAACGCCGGGAAAGGCTGCGCCAAAAGCCAAAACGAAAACAACGCCGGATGCACCGGCGTCATAGCAGAAACAGGAGATAGACATGGTTGACAACATTGACAACATGATTATTGAACATGGCGGGAAGACGTTCGATATCAGAGCGATGGACAGGGGCGAGCTGCTGCTGCTCAAAATCTCCATTGAGAGCGACATCGACGCGATCAAGTCACAAATCAGGGAAGCACAGAACCGCGTCGCTGTGGAGCACGAGTACGCGGACCGCGACTGGTATCGTCGCGCCAACGACGCGGCGAAGATCAAGGGGCGGCAGGGGCAGCTCATTCAGGCGCGGCTCGGCATCCTGAAACAGCAGGAGAGGGAAGCTCGCCTGAGCAGCCTGCCGCGCCGGTTCATGGACGCGGCTTATGAACTGCTGGATTTGGAAACGTATCAGCGCATTAACGACGAAGCGCACGCGGCGTTGCGGCGTGAAGGGTTGTTGGAGGATTGACATGGCGAACGATCAAAAGGTCGATGTAATGAGCGAACTAATGAGCTGCGCGCTAGGAACCGCGATCAGCAGCTACCCCAAGGTCATGGCGTTGGGGCATAAGATGCTTGGCCGCGAGTTTCTTGTCGGCCAGGTGGTGGTCGAGGAAAAGATCGACGGCAGTCAGTTCTCTTTCGGTACGCGCGACGGGGAGCTGCTATGTCGCAGTAAGAACGTGCAAATCGACCTTGCCGATCCGGGCATGTTTGCAAAGGCGGTCGCGACCGTGCGCGAGATTCAGCACCGGCTCGTGGACGGCTGGATTTACCGCGCTGAATTCCTCAGCAAGCCGAAACACAACACATTGAAATACGGCCGTGTGCCGGAGTACTACCTGATCGGCTTCGACGTAGAGGTCGCGCCGTCTGAATTCCTGCGCGAGGCGGCCAAGCACATCGCCTTTGAAGAGATCGGCATGGAAGTGGTTCCGCTGTTTTGGCGTGGGCTGGGCAGCGACCTGACACAGGACCTGATCGACAAGTGCCTTCAAGAAGAGTCGATTCTCGGCGGCGCGCTGGTCGAGGGTGTGGTTATTAAGAACTATGACCAGTTCACGCCGGATGGCAAGATAGCGATGGCGAAGGTTGTCTCTGAGGCGTTCAAGGAAAAGCACGCGACCGACTGGAAGCAGCGCAATCCGAGCGGTAAGGACGTGATCGTGCTGCTGGCGAACCAGTACGCCACTGAAGCGCGTTGGCGCAAGGCGGCGCAGCATTTGGCCGAAAGTGGAAACCTTGACGGCTCCCCGCGTGATATCGGCCCGCTCATGAAAGAGGCGCAGCAGGATTTGCGCAGTGAAGAAGAAGACGCGATCAAGGCCGCGCTGTTCAAGCACTTCTGGCCGCAGATTGCGAAGGGCGCGACGCGCGGCTTGCCGGAGTGGTACAAGGACGAACTGGCACAGGCGATGTTCGCGGCAATGGGCAAGGAGGATTGACATGATTTTCAAAGACCTGCCCATTGGCGCACTGTTCCAGGTAGAACACGAAGACCCGCGCCTGCTGCTGTGCAAGACCGAACCGCAACAGAAGAAGATCGGTCGCCGCCTGTGCGTCTTTAACGCGAAAGTGGTCGGAGCGCCGTCCGATCTGTTCAGCGTTGACGCCTACGATTCAGTTATCGTGGTCGATCCCGAAGACGAGCAGATCGTGGCTGAACGCAAGCTGCTGTGCCTGCTGGATACGGCCGTGGACGCGCTATTCGAGCAGATGGAGCCGCCGCCCGCGTGGGCGCAGCAGTTGCGCGTGGTCGCCTACTGGGAAGATCGCGACGCGGTGATGCGGGCTATACAGCCGTACAAGGGCGAGGTGCGGCCGTTAGTGCACCAGCCGATCAGCTCATCCGCCGGTGAAGCGATAGTGGAGATTGCGCGGGATGAGGTGCGCGAGTGAACGAACAGGAGCGCGAATACCATCCGGCAGCCAACATATTCCCGCTGATGCAAGGGGCGGAGTACGAAGACCTGAAAGCCGACATCGCTGCCAATGGCCTGCGGGAAGCTATCTGGCTGCACAAAGACGGCCGTATCATCGACGGGCGTAATCGGCATAGGGCGTGTCTGGACACCGACACGCTGCCGCAATTCAGGACGTGGGGCGGGAAAGGGTCGTTGGTGTCGTTCGTGGTGTCGCTGAACTTGCACCGGCGGCATCTGAGCAGCAGCCAGCGCGCGGCCGCGGCGATTGAAATGTTACCGCTGTACGAAGCTGAGGCGAAAGAGCGGCAAGTGACGCTGGCTGGTACGCGCCGGAACGATGAAGCAGACCTTCCGCAATTAATTGCGGAAGGTGCAACCGGTGAAGCGCGCGACATTGTTGCGCAAGACTTCGGCACGAACCGGCAATACGTTTCCGACGCCAAGCGCCTGAACGAAGAGGCGCCTGACATTTTTGAGCGAGTCAAATTAGGAAAGACCACAATCCCGAAGGCGAACAAGGAACTGAAAGAGCGCAATCAAGCCCCTCGTCATTTGACAATCCCCTCCCTCGCTGAAGAGATGATCGGCCTACCCGATCAAGAACGCTTCGAGCGGCTCGGCTGGGGTCTGCGCACATGGGATGACTGGCGCTTCGACAAGTGCGATGAACGCTTTGGCGACGACTGGCCCGGCCGCATTCCCGCGCAATTAGTCGCTCACACGCTGTTCTACTTTACTCGCGAGGGAGACAGAGTGCTCGATCCAATGGCGGGCGGCGGCGTGGTGCCGGATGTGTGCAAGGTGTTCGGACGGCCGTGTGATGCCTTCGATCTGGCGACACGGCCGGAGCGACCGGAGATCCGTAAGCACGTCTGGAATCCGGCGTCTCCACAGTGGCCCGCGGACACCGAGCCGCCGGACCTTATCTTCTTCGACCCGCCTTACTTCAGCAAGAAACAGAGCGAGTACGCAGACAAAGCCGGAGCCGGAGAAGTGCCGATCAGCGACCTTGACCGGCGCGCCTACCTGGACTTCTTTGCCCGCTTCTTCCGGCTGGCACGCGCACGATCCGGACATGGCACGCGCATGGCGTTTCTGAACGCGGATTGGCGCGACTTTCAGGGCACTCCCGCGGTTGATGAAGCGCACTATGAGGCGATCACGCTGCTGGATTACGCCGACCTGCTGAAGCGCAACGGCTGGAACATCACGCACCTGATCGACGCGCCGATGTCAACCGAACGCTTTAACGCCGGGGTTGTGTCAGCGATGCAAAAGCGGCGCATCCTCGGCGTCGTGCGCAGGACACTCATCATGGCGGTGGCGACGAATGACTAACATCTGGTTCGTGAAGCACAGCGAAGTGCTTTACAAATTGCAGCAGTCCGGTATCAAGTATCCGACCTTCAAGCGCACCGGCATGCACATGCGCGACATCAATGCCGGATACAAAAACGCGCCGGTGATCCCGCTGCTGTATGGCTACGTGCAAACGCAAGGCCGCCTGCCCGCGCCGGAACTGTGCGCGCGCTGGCTGTACGATAACCACGCCGACGAAACAGAAAAGCGCACAGAGCGCAAAGAGGTTATCCAGCGCACGATCAAGCTGGTACTGGACTTCTATCGCGAGCTGCACACGTTCGGCCTGCTGGCATCCAATGACTTCTTTGGCGTGGTTCGTTATGCCAAAGTTGACGACATCGATCTGGGCGTCGATTACACGGCCGAAGTGAGCGAGGCGCAGCAGCTCATCACACTGGACAAGATCGGCGTACAGGCGGCAATCGGTGACGCCCGCGCCTACACGCGGGAAGGGTACTTTCAGCCGGTGAAGGCGGCGCGGAAACTGACACGTACCGGCGGCGCGCTGAAGTGGGACGGCCCAATCCACTGGCTGACAAATGAGTTTCGGCGCGCGGCCTACGAGCCGGTTAGCGGCACGTTGTTGTTCACTGAAGCGCACGTCGCCGATCTTGTCGAAGAGGTAGCCGGGCAAGGTATTGTGCGCACGGCCGTGCAAGCGGACGCGGACACGCCGGAGTAGGCGCAGGCATGAAAGCGTGCACAGGTGCAACAGGGTGCTAGGCACTCAAAGGTAAGGTATCACAATGGAATTTGTTCAAAGCCCACTATTCACGATGTACCTGTTCGTTGGCGCATTGCTTGGCGCGGCGATTGTGGTGAAGAAGACCGGACGCGGCGACGGTCTTGGTTCCTGTCTGGCCTACGGCCTTATCGCCGCGCTTGTCTGGCCGCTGCTGCTGTTTCTGGCGATTATCGACACGACCAGCAGACCGAGCCGGTAGCTCTCTTTTTTCGGCTTGCATGAAATGATGGATAATGGTAGAGAATGATGAAAAACCATGATATACTAAACGCAGCCAGACGCGGCCAGCATTAAAGAGAGGAACATGCCAACGTTACCGGACATTGAAGGGATTCCCGCCGCACAGTTCAAAACGAACGTCACCAAGCGCCTTCCGGCACTGGCTAAAGAGCATTATCCAGAGAATCAGCCGCGGCGCGCGGCAGTGCTGCGGCGAGCGCTGCAACTCGCGCCGGAAATGCCGGAACCGGCCTGGCGCATGGCCAGAGGCGAACACGTCTGGGTTGTCGATCCCAATTACGTCCTGCGCGTGTGGCGTCTGGCGAACAAGCGGTGGTGCTGTCAGTTGATTGGCGCGACCCCGCTCAGCAGCTACGTATGCTTGCAAGAGACAGCCAGCAGCGGCAAGGCACAACTGGAAGCATATCTGTTATGGCGGGCCGCAAGCGCGGCCATATTCGACGCAGAGGCCGGGTAGGGATTGCATCATGAGAACGTTTGTGCTACCGTCACCGCGTCCGACATCCACGCATTTACCCCTCATAGAAACGGCCGTCAGCAGACCTCCTCTGACGGCCGTTTCGCATTTTGGGGCCGGAAATGGGGGTAGGCTATGCCGAGAATAGTCAAGAACAGATCATCGGAACCATCTGAGCCGGTCAAGCCGCCAATCGTGGCCAACGAAGTGAACGCACTCGCGGCCCGCATCTCCCGCAAATATGGGGACGTGCCCGGCGCGGTCGTGGCCCTGATCGTCGCGCACGACGGGCCGGTCCAGTGCTGCATACAGGTCGGTGGCTTTGAGGTCGCGTATCAGACGGCCGCCACGATTGCCGAGGCTATGGCGCTGGCTGAAGCGGAAGCGTGCAACACATGAGCGAGAAGAAGGTCAAGTGCTCACGCTGCGGCGCGCTGACAAAGCATCGCCAACTGTGCGACCAGTACCCGCCGCCGCGCGATCTGGTCATGCTGCTCATTGAAACGCCGATGCTTATGAGCGATTACGAGCGCGAATTCCTGCGCGCCGGATCGCGTTATTTCATTTACACCCGCTACAACCTGGGTCTTGCCATTTTGGAGCAGGAAAACCCGCAGTTGTTGGCGCGCTGGCATTCGTGGCGCGTCGATGAAACGAACAAGCGCAGGTTGAAGGGGCAAAGAAACAGCGGGAGGTACGGCGTCAACGCCAAGTACTGCGCCTGCTGCGAGGCAAAGCTGAGTAGTAAGCGCCTGCTGAAAGCAGCCGGGGTCTATGGCGATTATTGCGGGTGGTGCGTCGCTGAGCTGCGCTACAAGGCGGTATGCAGCGGCGACGTTCCCGAAGATATGCCGCTTGCTGAATTCGCCGAAGTGCTGGCAAAAAGTGGGACCGTGGCGGCGATGCAGAAGCGCCGCGAGTGGGTCAGCAAGGCCGCCGGAAAAGAGAGTAAACATCGGCCCGGCGCGAAAGCGATTGCGGGGCAGAACGTGCCAGCCTTCGCATAACCATTAGTGAAAATCACGGCAAGTTTTCAGGAAGGAAAGAGTAAAACGCAGGATCAGCGAAGGTATGCATATGCGGGGGTCGGTTTCGTGCGCTCGCGAACGTTTCGCAAAGGTTTACAGGGTTTTCTATGGGTAGTCGCAACTACGCCGAACTAATCCAGCAAGAGCTGGACGCGCTGGATCACCTCAATTCCAGACGCTCGATGCGCGACAAGACGTTGCTCGCCGTCGCCGCTGCGGTTGTGGACGGCCGTTCGATCAACTCCGTGCTCGGCACAGGCGGTGCGGTGCGAGAATCCACCTACTACAGCAAGAAAAAGGACTGGCACAACAACAGGGACTTTAAGCGCGCGCTGAACAACATTATCGCGCTGTACCGCCAACGCGACACTGAGATGCGTGAAGCGGCGGAAGCGGAAGCGCGAGAGAAGCGGCATCGGGAGCGGGCGCGCCTGATCGATGAGGGCAAGGCGATCTTGACCTCCCTCATCGCCGAACAGCTTCACCAAGCGGAGCTAATCAAGCTCAGAGCGCAAGACGCGCTGGAGAACGGGGAAGTGCCGCAGTCGGTCGGCTTGGAAGCCAGGCTCGACGAATTGACCCGCTTCATGAAAGTCATCTTTTCCGAAGAGCGTACCGAGTTCGACGAGACACCGGCCAGCAAGATACAAGCCGAATTTGATTGGCGCGCCAATTTGCCGGATGGGGTCACGCCGTCGGACGCGGACGAGGCTCTGAATCAGTTTGCGGAGATCATTGTCAGGCAGCAGCTACAAAACGTACTAGACGGCCGTCTCGGAGCCGACGACGAGAGCTTCACAGACGCGGACGGTGCCGACTGATGGACGCCGCCTACGCGCCGCTCATTCGCCAACTATGGGGCGACAACGCCCCGCCTGCGCTGCAAGAGGCGATCACCGGCGAACTGCAAGCGCGGGTTGCCCTGCTCATGCAAGAGGAAGCGCGGTCGCACGAACTGCTGCGGGATTGGCGCAAGTGGGTCACGTCGATGTTCCCGACCTACGCTTCCAAGCCTTTTGCTGATCATCACGTCGATTTCTGGCGCTGGGTGTGGGATATAGAAGAGGGTGTCCGGCCACGGCCGTTCGTGGCTATCTGGCCACGTGGCGGGGGAAAGTCTAGTTCGGCTGAAATGGCCTGTGTCGCTATCGGCGCACGCAAGGTACGCAAGTACGTCTGGTACATCGGCACGACCCAGGATCAGGCGGATAAGCACGTCGAGAACATCGCCGACATGCTGGAAAGCAGCGAGATAGCCGCCAATCACCGGCTGCTGTCGCAGCGGGAGATCGGCAAGTATGGCAACTCACGCGGCTGGCGCCGCAGCCGCCTGCGCACGGCCAGCGGTTTCACTGTTGACGCTATCGGCCTCGACACTGCGCGGCGTGGTTCGCGTGTGAAGGACGCGCGGCCGGACGTACAAATTTACGACGACATCGACGAGAAGCACGACACAGCCAAGACCATCGAGAAGAAGATACAGATCATCACCACGTCGCTGCTGCCGGCCGGTTCCAACGATCTGGCGGTCATGATGGTACAGAACCTGATCCACCCGGACAGCATTTTCGCGCAGCTCGCCGACGGCCGGGCCGGATTCCTGTACGACCGCGAAGTGTCCGGCCCACATCCGGCCGTGCGCGGCCTGACCTATGAAGAGCGCCCCGGCGGCGGATACGTCGTGACCGGCGGCGTGCCGACGTGGGAAGGGCAGGGGCTTGCCACGGTACAGGAGCAGATCAACGAGTGGGGCATCTCCGCATTCGAGGCCGAAGCGCAGCACGAAGTCGCCGCGCCGCTCGGCGGCATCTGGGATCACGTCATCTTCCGGCACGTCACGCACGACAAAGTACCGGGCATCGTGACCGGCTGCGTCTGGGTCGATCCGGCCGTGACGGAGACAGACAACAGCGACAGTCACGCCATTCAGGCCGACGGCATCGCCGCCGACGGTACGATCTACCGCTTCTTCTCGTGGGAGCAGGTCACGTCGCCGGAAGAAAGCATTTGGCGGGCGGTATTGAAGGCGGTCGAACTTGGTTTTGTGACCGTCGGCATTGAGACGGATCAGGGCGGCGACGCATGGCGGTCGGTGTATCGCTACGCCACGAACAGCATGCGCGAGATTTCGACGGCGCTTGTGGCATTGGAGCAGGGCGGGCTGGAACAGGACGCGGGTAAAGACGACAAGTATCAGCAGTTGCGCGCCCTGTCACCGGAAGACGCGGCGCGGCACACGGCCGTGCTTGCCGCGCATGACGAGACGAAGGTCGGGCAGGTACGGCCGTATGCGGCCGGTATCGTTTACGGCAATATCATGCTGCCGCGCTTCAAGTCAGCAAAGGCCGGGGCAGGGCATGGCAGCAAAGTGGAGCGCAACGCGCGCATGCTGACAGATTACGAGCGTGGGCGCGTGGTGCATGTGACCGGCACACACGAGGCGTTGGAAAAGGCATTGAAGCGTTTCCCGAAGGCGAAACCGTTCGACCTGGTGGACGCGGCATATTGGGGTTGGGCTGACCTTCGCGGCGTGTCGAAGGGCGTATATATCTAGGGGCAGGGGAAGATTATGGCAGTTAGACGATGGTGGCGCGGGTTTGGAGAAGGGAGCAACAAGGCACGCTCCGGTCCGCCGACAGAACAGAAGATGTCATTGAGTATCACGTCAACCGGCGTGCAGAAAGTGGCGAATTTGCCGGATACCGGCGCGGGCGCGTTGGTGGCCGCGTACCGGCACAACCAGCTCGTGCGCGCCTGCGTGGACATTCTCGCTAACAGTGCGACCGATCCGCGCCTGATCGTGCAGGCCCGCGACAAGGACGGCGACTGGAACGAGGTTATGGGCCACCCGTTCCGGCGGCTGCTCATGCGCCCGAACAGCTACATGGATGAAGCGATGTTTATCTCCTTCGCAGAGATGAGCATCGAGGTCATGGGCGTGTTCTACTGCGAGATTGTGCGCTCACGCGGCAAAGTGCCGGTGGAGCTGCATCCGCTGCAACCGCAGCTCGTAACGCCGCAGTATCGCACGCTGCGCAATGGCGAGAAGGAGCTGACGCACTATCTGTACAAGGATGGTCTGTACGAGCAGAAGTTTGCGCTGGAAGAAATGCTTGTGCGCGATGACAAAATGCTTGGCGGCCGATTGTCGCCGTTAGCATCTGCTATGCGCGCCATCGACAGTGACAACGCGCAAACCGACTACGTGCGTGCCTTCTTCGGCAACGCCGGTGTGCCGTCCGGTTTGTTGAAAATCCACAACCGCACGATTGACCAGGACGAGAGCCGCCGCCTGCAAGACCAGTGGGACGCGCGGTACAGTCTCGCGGGCGGCGGGGCGAATGGCACGGCCGTGCTCGACGAGAACGCGGATTACCAGAAGATCGGCGCGAATCTGAACGAACTGGACAGCCAGACGCTGCGCGGCTTCGACGAGAGCCGGATCACAATGGCCTTCGGGGTCCCGCCCCTGATCGTTTACGCCTATTTCGGCCTCATGCGCGCGACGTACAGCAATCTGAAGGAGGCTTGGTCGCAGTTCTGGCAGACGACGATGAGCAGCAAGCTAAAGGGCTGGCGCAGCTTTTTCACAGTCAATCTGTTGCCTGCGTTTGAAGACCAGAACGCGATCCTTAATGAGCAGACGCGCCTGTTTTGGGACATCTCGCAAGTCGGAGCGCTGCAAGAGAACGTGGACGCCGCCAATGATCGCGCGCGCAACAACTTCACCGCCGGTGGCATGACCTTGAACGAGTTCCGCGCGGCGGTCGGGTTGCGCGACTTCCCGGAACCCGACCTGGGCGACATGATCTACTTCCAACTGCGCGCCGCATCCGGTCTTTCCGGCATGTCGCCTCTGGCTGCTCTATCCGACGCGCAGACAGAAGCGGACGTTGCCAAGATTCTGAGCGAAGGCTTTGCGCGGCTGGAATTGGCACAGGGGGGAGCGCGGGAGGGCGGTAGTACGGCCGTCCAAACTACTCCGTCCGCTTCCAAGTGGCAGCTCGTTCGGCCGCAAGACGCGAAGATGCGGCAGGCGGAACAGCAGCGGCTTAAGCAGTATGGCGATGAGTTGTACGCATTAGCGGACAAGGCGCGGCAAGGGCAGATCGACAAGGAGCAGTTTGTCATCGACCTGAAGGCCCTGAGCCGCGACAGTCTCGTCGCTGCCTACGTGCTCGGTATGCTGCTCGGTGACGACGAGTTAACCGACGAGGAATTCGCGTCGGTGTACACGCACATTCAAAAGGCCGAAGAGAGCGCTGCCAATCTCGGTGAGGACATCTATGCCGGTCGTTATGGCGGGGTGCATCGGGACGAGGAAGACGAGGGCCAACCGGCCAGCCTGACGGCGCGCACGGCGCTCTGGGTCGGCGCGGCGGCGGCGGTGATCGTGCTCGGCCGGACGTGGCGACGGGATGACCCGGAACTGATGTGGAGGCGCGGCGCTACCGAAGAGCCGTGCAACGACTGTCTCGCCTTTGAGGGCACGACGATGAAGGCCAGCGTCTGGCGGGCGACGTGGGATGCTGAACGCCTGCCGCGCGGGCATGGGCTGGAATGCGGCGGCTGGAACTGCGAGTGCGATCTGTATGTGGTGGCGTAGGTGGACGTGAGCGAGATTGTGATGGACATCGTTGTGCTGTTCCTGATTGGCAACCAACTCTTTTTCATGGTTCTGGCGCTGTTGTTCGCTCTGGTCCAGAAGGAGCACGGCCGTGCGGGGTGCGACGTAACAGAGGGCATGTTAGCCGGTGTGCGCGGCGGTGAAGGTCAGGCAGACCGACCGCGTGTGGTGCATAAACGACACAACCGATTCGAGGTGAGATCGACTTATGGCGACGAGGGAAGATGAGCTTTTGAGGCGTGAGCAGGCGGCGATCCGGAAGGCGCGTGATGCGCGGCTGGCTCCGTGGCAGGTGCAGGCGGCGTACTACATCGCCATGCTGAACAACGCCGCCTTGCGCGACGGTGGGCAGGCAGTGACGTTGACGCTCACGCCGGGCAGCCCGCCGACATTGCAGAAGAGCGAGTAGGCAGGTGGAAATTATCAACCTTTAGCTGGGGAGCCAAAGGGTGTGTAATGATGACTGAGTTGGAAGCTGACAGGATGGTGCAGATTGACGGGGAGGTAACGGCGCGGGCGCTGCCCATGCGGCCGGATGGGGAAACGTTCAGCGCCGTGTTCGCCCTCCCATCCCGCGAACATGACCCGGAAGGGAAGATAGCGAAGGCGATAATTCAGGATGCGAAGATGAACGCCCTGCGCAGGGCGTTCGTAGACAGCGGCGCGATCTGGAACGGCCGTACGTACACGATCCAGTTCGACGAAGAGCGGGAACGGGTTCCTGAGTTCTACGGCCGTTTTGCGGATGGTGTACGCTTGCATTTATCTGTCCGGCCGGTGGCTCGGAGCGTCTTTGCTTACAACGACTTCACCCGCTATGTGACGAAAGACGGCCCGATACAGATGAGGCGCAGAGGTTGGCGCGGCAAGGTGCTGCGAGCGGTTGAACGGTTGCTGAATGTGGGCAGTGGAGGTGGACGATGAAGGGTGGAATGGAACTTGAAACAGTTAATAACATTAAGTGGGATGTGATAAGCGAGCCGTACTTGGGAGGGTACAAGTTATACGGCTTCATAGACGCAAACATGGGGGGATTCGCCGTCCCCGTCAAGAAAGCGGTCTGGGAGACAAAAGAGGTGGGCACGGTCGTGCCGATTGATGAGGTTGTTCCACTCTTGGCCTTGACCCACGAATCCGCCAGCCAGCTCATGGATCAGCTATGGCTGGCCGGTGTACGGCCGTCCAACGGCGCGGGCAGCCAGGCAACGCACGAGGCGCTACAGGCTCATATCAAGGATTTGCAGCGCACAATTGAACGGCTCTTTAACGAGATTGAACGGGCCGGGAAGCGGGGTGGCGCGTGATCGGGAAAGACACTCGCTCCGCCGACATTCTGCGCTTCCTGTACGAATACACGGCCGACAATTACGGCCGTTCGCCAAGCTCACGCGAGATCGCAAGCGCGGTCGGCCTATCCTCCACAAACAGCGTGCATATCTATCTCAAGCGGTTGGTTGAAGCGGGCTACATCGAACTTGTAGACGGCGGCGCGCGCAATATCAGGATCGTCGGCGCATGGTACAGCAACCCGCCGCTGCCGGATGAACTCGCGGCGCAGTACAACGAAGGCTATACCACGCGCGACCTCGGTGACTTGTACGGCGTGTCGCAGAGAACGATCACGACTTGGCTGAAACGTTCGCCGGATTACGCGCCGCGACAGAACGGGGTGAAGTGCTCCAAGCTGCTGAGCATGAAACCGCAGCATCCCTGCGCGGTGTGCGAGATTGACCTCGATCACCCGGACATGATCCGCATTGGGGACAAGTGCCTTTACTGCGCTGAAGAAGAGCTGCGGCAGAAGCTGGCCGAGGTCATGAGCGACCGCCCCGGCGTCCGCATGTCCGATCTTGACCTCTACCCCGCTAAATTCGCCGTGCACGTCGCACGGAGCCACTCACGATAGATGCGACGCTGTGCGCCGCAAATCGCCGCCTGCGCCATCCTGTGCGGCGTAGCTGACGCAAACTTGACTTCTCAGAAACAATGATATAATGGTGTAGAACGTTGTGAAACGTTAGATAACAAATAAATCGAGAAACGTTAGAAACTCGCCGTCGTCAGCATCCTTGCTGGCGGCGGCTTTTTTTGTTTTCCGAGGTGGGGGCCGATGGCTAAACAGCAAACTGAGTTCAAAAGCGTGCCGCAGTACATCAAGAGCGTGGACGGCCGTACGGTCGAGGGCGTGTTCGGCGTGTTCGGTAATCTGGACAGTTACAACGACATCTCGCATCCGGGGTCATTCGCCAAGACCATCGCTGAACGCGGCGGGAAGGTGCTGCATTTGTGGCAGCACGACTTCTGGTCGCCGCCTACGGCCGTCGTGACCAGTCTGCGCGAGATAGAGCGGCTGGAACTACCGGCTGTGGTACAGGCCAAGTTCCCGGAAGCGACCGGCGGCGCGGCGGTCAAGCGCACGTACATCGAAAGCCCGCGCGCCGACGAGATTCTGGCCTTGATCAAGGCTGGATCGCCTCTTGAAATGTCCTATGGCTACGACGCGATCCGCGTCGAGTACGAGGAAACCGAAGATCACGGCACTGTGCGGCACCTGCTGGAACAGCGTCTGTGGGAGACATCGGACGTGCTGTGGGGAGCCAACAGCGCGACGACGGTCAGCAAGGCACGGCCGTCTATCCCGCTGGACACGCTGTTGGGGCAGCTTGACAACTACCTCAGCGGCATGAAAGAGGGGCGGCGCAATGCCGAGGGCGACCTGGAACGCATCAATACCATCGCAACGCTTGCTTATGAACTGGGAGCGACCAGCGTCAAGTTGGTGACCAGTGAAGACGAGAAGGGGAAAGAAGCGGCGCTTGCTCAGGTAGCAGAAGCGGCAATGGCGGCCGCCACGAAAGAGGGCAAGGCAGAGAGCGAAACGCCGGAAGACGGCGAGCCGAAAGCCGACGCGCTCATCGTGGTCGTCGATCCGGAGCAGGCTGCTGCGCCTGAGCCGCCCGCCAACGCGGACGCGGATGGAAAGATCGCGGTAGGCGGCAACGTGGCCGAAGAACCGAAGGCAGAAGCGGGAGACCCCGAAGAAGCGGACAAGCCGGAAGCGGAAAACGCCGCGCCGGAACCGCCCGCCATTGACCCGGAAAGCGCGCCGGAGCCGGAAGATGCTCCACCCGCTGAGCCGGATAGCACAGACCACGCCGAAACAGAAGACACACACGAAGAAGTAGACGACGAAGCAAAGCAGCGCCGAGCCGGAGCCGCCGCAAAGGACGAGCAACCACTCACCCTGTTATTCGCTGAACTGGATTTGTTGGAATTGGAAGTTTTTCACCTTTGAGGGAAGTAGGGAGCCACTCATGTTAACGAAAGAAGCGAAGTTACAGAAGTTGGTTGCGGACGCGAAGGCGCTCCGTAACACGTTGGAAGAGCGTCAGGAAGCCGGGGGCGATGTCACGCAGGAAGAGCGCAATAACCTGCAAGCGATGATCGACGACGGCACGAAACTGAAAGCGCAGATCGAGCAGGAAGCGAAGCTCGATGAGATGGACACATGGATCAACGCGCCCGCGCACGAACGCCGCTCCAAGCTCGGAGCCGAGGCGCCGCAGCGGGCCAAGTCGTGGGGCACGATGGTCGTTGAATCGAAGGAATTCGAGTTCGCGTCCGAGAACGGCCGTGGCATGGCTCCGGTAATGGTCAAGGACATTCACGGCCTGGCCGAAGCCGCAGGCGGCGCATTGGTCGAGGCGATGCGTGATCCGGAACTGGGCATGATTGCCCAGCGTCCGCGCTCCGTGCTGGACCTGATCACCGTCGCGCAGACGAACAGCAACAGCGTGCAGTACGCGCGCCAGTTGGCGCGCACGAACGCCGCTGCACCGAAGCTGGATTACGACAGCGGCTGGGTGAGCAAACCGGAAAGCAACATCACCTTTGAGTTGAAGACCGCGCCGGTGGAGACGATCCCGACCTATGTCGAGGCCCATCGCCACATTCTGGCCGACGCGCCACAACTGCGCAGCCTGATCGATTCCGAACTCACGTACATGGTACGCAAGGTTCTGGAAGATCAGATCGTTTCCGGCAACGGCACGTCACCGCAGTTCGACGGCTTGACCCACGTCTCCGGCATTCAGACCCGCACGCAGGGAGCGACCGGGGATCGTGGCGGCGAGACGACCGACACGAAGGCCGACGCGCTGCGCCGCGCGATCACCGACATTCAGCTTGCCTTCTACGAAGTGGACGGCGTTCTGATCAATCCCGGCGACGCCGAAGACCTGGAATTGGCGAAAGACGCCAATGGCAATTATCTGAACATCTACGATCCGGTCGCGCTGCGCCTGTGGCGTGTGCCGGTCGTGGAATCGAGCGTGATGACCGCCGGGACTGCGCTGGTCGGCAATTTCCGCATGGGCGCAACCCTGTGGGATCGCCAACAGACGGAAATCCGCGTCGGTGAGCCGGGCAGCATGTTCCTTCAGAACGCGGTGGCGATTCTGGCTGAGCTGCGCGCTGCCTTCGGCGTGAAGCGCCCGACGGCATTCGAGAAAGTGACCTTCGCCTAGGTCGCTCTGTCATCTCTGGTAAGCGGAGCCAACACTTACCACCTCGCGGGGCCGGGCGGCATGGGGATACCAGTCGCTAACCGCCCGGCCGTGCGAGGGGACAGACACCGAACGCGAGTAACAGGGGAACAGGGAGCCAACTAATGAGCGTAATCGCTAAACACCAACCTATTGACTATCAGGGCTTTGCCATCCTCAAAGTCGCGCTTGCCGATGCTGACACAGCGGGTGGCATCGCGGCTGTGGCCAATCCGGCAGGGGAGGCGGCAATCATCCATCGCCTGCTTATCGACGTTGAAACCGAGTCCACCGGCGCGTGCACTGTTGATGCGGGCGTCGCCGCGGATGCGGAAACCTCATCCGACACGCTGATCGACGGCGCTTCTGTCGCCGCGGCCGCTTTGCTGAACAACAGCAACAACGCGGGCACGAATGGCAAGGCGGTCGTGGCGTGGGCGGCTGACAAGTTCGTGACGATCAGCATGGCCACCGGCGCGGCTGCCGATCTGGCCGGGAACGCCTACATCGTCTATTCGCTGGCCTAACGCCATGAATCTGAACGAGTACATCCCGGACCATGACATCACTGAGAAGCTGCCCGACGGCCGTAACGTGCTGATCTGGGCAGCCGGTAAGCCGATGGACATTGACCGGGCCGTGGCGCTGGGTCTGATCGAGCGCAGGCAGCCGGTTGTTATACGGCCGTCGGAGACGAAGGCCGAAGCGGAGCCGGAACCTGAACCGCTGCCGCCCGCCGCCGACCGAGCCACACCCGGCGCGTTGGCGCTGGCTAAAAAGAACAAGCTGGACATCGACGCCCTGGAAGGCACCGGCATCGGCGGGCGCATCACCAAGCGTGACGTGGAGGCGCTGCTCAAGTGACCGACTACGCCTATGTCACCCCCGCTGAGTTCGGCGGCGCTTCCGGTTATCTGAAGCAGATCACCATTACCGACGATGCCACGCTGCTGAAAGTGAACGCGGTCATTGCGCGGGCACAAGCGGTAGTCGATGGCGTGCTGGAACTGTCCTATGCCGAAGACTACGTGAATGAAGAGCGCCAGGTGCGCTCTTCTCGCGGCGCGTACTTCACCTTGCCGCCGCATGAAATCGGCAGTGTGTCGCAAGTGACGACGATGGACGGCGGCGACGTGTCGGATTACTTCCAGGAACTGCCTAACGGCGTCCTGTACGCGGTGGACAGCGGCGGTTACGAAGGCAACTGGGGAGCCGGTATGTATCTCGTGACCGCCGCGTGGGGCTGCGGGCCGGTGCCGCAAGACGTGAAAGAAGTGACGCTGGAAGTTGCGGTGAATCTTTGGCGCAGTGCCGAGGCGGGCCGCTTCTCCAATGTGATCGGCGCGTCCGATGGCGGCGCGGTCGGGTACGAAGGCGCGCTCACACCCTTTCAGGTGATGGTGCTGAAAAACGCGCGGCGCAAGTTGGTGCCGCAGGCGGTTTAGATGGCTGACAGTGAACTGGACACCATCCTGATCGGCTTGCACGAGCGGTTCGCGACAGTCACGGCGCTGGAAGCTCTGTTGGATCACGAGCCGCGCTCGATCCACAACAGCTCGCTGCTGTATTCCCTCTACAAGGAAACGCGGCGGGCGCAGCATGGGCAGGTCCTTTCCGAGACACATCAATTCACGCACCGCGCCTGCTTCTCCTACGCCGATCCGCAGGCTGCGGAAAAGGCGGTCAGAGCAGTGGTTACGGCCGTGCCGCTAAGTGTGGAGCAGGACCCGCAGCTGGGCCGACGCATTACGAGCGGCGGCGCGGTGGTGGAAGAAGGGCGCGGCGGGTTTGTGCTGATCGACGGCACGGTCTACCGCGTCGTGGACTTCACAAGCACGGTCGTTGTGAAGAGGCCGGTGCAGCGTGCCTAGTATCGAAGTGCGCGATCTGCCGGATGTGCTGCGCGTGACCTACGACATCGCGCAGGCGATGAAGGCCGGGGAGCTGGGCAAGGTCTACTCGCACGGCGCGAATCAGGGACGCGGGAATTACGAGTTCTGGGTGCAGAGCGACGAGATGCAGACCTCGCAGCATCAACGCACCGGCTGGCGTACCGACGAGACGGCCGTGCGCGAATTCGAGCCGAAGGCCGAGCAGATTTTCAACGATGTGATGAAAGACCTCGGCGGCGGCAAGGCCAGCGACCTGCTGCGCGAAGGGACGCGAGAGCTGCTGAGCCAAATCCTTGAATTCATGGAGTGGTATCCGCCGGAACCGCCGCAATCGACGTATGTGCGCACCGGCACGCTGCACGATAGCTGGGATATGGAGCTGAACCTATGAGCGAGATCGCTTTCTTTTACGACGAAACCAAAAACCAGCAGGGCCGCTTTATTTCCGGCGTGCCGCTGCGGAACCTGACACAAGACGAGGTAGACGCGCTGCCGCCGCACAAACAGGCCAGTCTCGCCGCCTCACCGATGTATCTGACTGCGCTGGACGCAGGAGAAGCCGACGTGGCCGATGAAGTCATCCTGAATGAACTGGATTGGCTCGCGGACGACGAAGAAGAGTAGACGTGAGCCGACGCTGAGGTGTGGAGCCGCCGCAGCAACAGGGCTGAAGCAATAGTGCTGACGCGATTGAGCTAAAGCACAGGGGAAGGGGAGACACATGGCTGAAATAGCTTTTGAATCATTGGCAATGGCGCTGGAAGGGACGACCGGCACGGCCGAAACCGCACCGACCAGTTTCATGAATCTGGCTGGTACGTTAGAGCCGGTCATTGAGTATTACGAGCCGGACGAATCCAGCGGCTTGCTGGCTGCGCGTATGCGCACGAAGCAGACGCGCAAGTATGGCAATTTCGACGCGGATGGTCCGCTGGACCCGAACACGCTCATTGAGTTCCTCTCGATGATCGCCAAAGGCGGCGTTACTCCGGCGCAGCCTGGCGCCGCGTCGGATACGTATGATTGGGATTTTTCGCCCACGATGGACGCGGACGATCTGAAGTTCGCCACCCTGTGGTGGGGCGATCCGAACATGACGCATGTCCTGCGCGGCAAGTATGGCTTCATCGACAGTCTCACGATTGCCAGTGATGCTTCCGGTATCGACGGCGCGACGCTTTCCATCTCCGGCATGACCAACTTCCCGGAGAAGGTCACGCCGCCGACGTATCCGGATCAGGCATTTGCGCCGCTGATCGCCGGTGTGAACATGCAGCTCTATCTTGACACGACCAGCGCCATCGGCACGACGGCCGTCACCGGTCGCGTGGTCAGTGCGCAGCATGTGCTCGAATCCGGCATCACGCCGAAGTACGTCGCCGCCGGTCCGACGGCCGATTTGTCCTACTCGCGGCATGGCCGTGGCAAGCGCGGCATGGTTACGAGCGTGGTCATGGAGATCCCGGATTACGCGCAGTATGACATCGCCATGCTGGCCGATACCGTCGCCAAACTGCGCGTCGTGCACAATGGCGCGTTCATCGAAACCGACAGCGTAGCCCTGTACTACGGCGTGACTGTAGATACCTACGGCGTGCTGCGCTTCGGCGGTTGGGGCGAGCTGGAAGGCACGAACCGCACAGCGACCTTTGAGGTGCACAGCGAGTACAACGCGGGCGCGGGTGTAGACTGGGCAATCAAGGTCCGCAATAAGGCCGCTGCGCTGGCTGCGTAGGCGCGGAAAACTGCTCTTGACAGTCTTTATCCGGCGGTTATATACTTTTGTGAAACGTTGCAAAATGATGTGAAACAACATCAAACCCGCAACCGCTCACGCCGAGAAACGTTAGAAACTCGCCGTCGTCAACAGTTCTGTTGGCGGCGGCTTTTTTGTTGTCTGTGAACACAAAGCAAGGAGAGCCGACGATGTTCATTAACCCGCAGGAAACGTTAACCGTACACGACGACAAGGGCAATTCCATTGTCATCAAAGCCAAGATGGATTTTGCCGATTACGCCAAAGTCGAAGCCGCGCTCATGCAGTTGAAGTTAAAGAGCGGCACGAATGGCAGCACGCGGCCGGCAGACCAGGCCGAGATGGAGATCGACGCGACTGTCACCTACAGCGCGCAGAAGATGGCGCTGCTGAAGGTCTGCATCCGCAGTTGGGATGGTCCTGATTTCGTCGGTGTGGTGTGCAGCGAAGCCAACATTGCGCGGCTTGACCCGAACGAGCCGCTGGTCGAGAAGGTGCTGGACGTGATTAACCAGCGCAACGAAGAGCCGACCAAAGCGCCGCCCGCAGCCCCGGCGCCTGACCCAAACTTCCAGGAGCCGCCTACCTTCGCGGAGTAAAAGGCAGGTGGCTGAACCGCCTGCGCGGCATCCCGTCGCTGTCACCCGCAGGCTATCACGATCTGTGCGTGACGTTGGCGGTGAAGCACAACTGGACGCCGGAACAGATCGGCCGCATGGACCCGTATTTCGTGAACGAACTGTTTATGCGGCACGAGGCGGAAGCGGATTATCAGGCGGCTGAGGCCAAGAAGGCGGAACGGAAGAACAGGCGGGGTAGGAAGGGCAGGTAGCAGGGTAGGGGACTAGGGGGCAGGGGAGCGCGTAGAGAGTGACCGCAGAACTCGCAATCATCGCCAAGCTGGAAGACAACGCAAGCAAGGGCCTTGCGTCTCTGGACGGCCAGCTGCGCGGGCTGGAAGGCGCGGGCGGTGTCGCGTCCAAGGGGTTCGCCAACCTTGAGACAGTGATGAAGGCGACCGCTGTGGCGGGGGTTGCGGCGTTTGCGGCTGTTGGCGCGGGTGCGATAAAGCTCGGCGTAGACGGTGTGAAAGCGTTCGCTGACTTCCAGGGCGGCATGAACGAAGTGTTCACGCTTATGCCGGGCATGTCGCAGGACGCCATGTCGGCCATGAGCAACGACGTTCTCGCGTTCGGCCAGTCCATCGGTAAAACGTCTGACGAAATTATCCCGGCGCTGTATCAGGCTATCTCTGCCGGTATACCAGCAGAGAACGTGTTCACGTTCATGGAGACGGCGAACGCGGCGGCGGTCGGCGGCGTGACCGATCTGGAAACGGCCGTGGACGGTATCACGTCCGTGGTCAATGCCTACGGCGCTGAGACGATGAGCGCGGCGCAGGCCAGTGACTTGATGTTCACGGCCGTGAGGCTGGGCAAGTGCGTCACCGGCGACACGCGGGTACTACTCGCGGACGGCCGTTACGTGCGCATTGACGAGCTGGAAGAAGGCGCGGACGTGGTGTCTTATGACGGCCGTACATTCCAGGTACGTCCGGCGACGTGGGTGGATCAGGGTACGAAGCCGACTGTGAAGCTGACCACACGCCTGGGCCGCGAGATCACCACGACATGGAACCATCCCTATCTGGCGCACAAGAAAGGACGCGACATACGCTCCAATGCCCGGCCGGAGTGGACAAAGGTAAGCGACCTTGAAGTTGGCGACCGCATTGCGGTGCCGACGGCGCTCCCCTACTTCGGTGACGTTGATGTGCCGGAACACGAAGCCGCGTTTCTGGGCTTGTGGCTTGCTGAGGGCGCTGTACAGAAAGGCTCCGCGAAGATAACCACCACGCTCTACGGCGACCAGATCACGACATGGGCTGACAAGTTCGGCTGCGTCGCCAACAACACTGACAAGCGCGAAGGCGCTGCTCCTGTTTACCAGTTCACGAAAGGTTACAGGGGCGGCCGTGAGCGCACACGGCCGCAAGAGCTGCTTATCGAGCTTGGCTTGGATGACGTGACATCGGCCACGAAGCACATCCCTGAGCAGGTGTTTAGCTGGAAGCGTGAGCGTATCGCTACGATGTTGCACTGGCTGTTCAATGGCGACGGGTGGCTGAATGACGTGAGGCAGCAAGGGCGCAGCGGCTTCCAGCTTGGCTTTTGCTCCAAGAGCGAGCAGCTAGTGCGCGATGTGAATCACCTGCTTTTGCGCTTCGGCATTGTGGGGCGCATTCGCCAACGTAAGGATGTCAATGCATGGGTCTGGGAAGTCAACCGGCACTATGAGATTTCGCGCTTCGTGCGCTTTATCGGTATCGACCGCCCCGCCGCCGAACGTGTCGCAATCCATGTGCCGGAAAAGCAAAAGGCAAGCTTCGACGTAGTTGAATACGACCGCATTGTCAGCATCGAATCCGGGCCAGAACAGCACGTTTACGATCTGTGTGTCGATGAGCTGCATAACTTTGTCGCCAACGACATTGTGGCCCACAACACCGACTTCAGCCAACTCTCCGCCTCCCTCTTCCAAGTCACGCCAACCGCCGCCGCCCTCGGTGTCGGCTTCGGTGATGTCACCGCCGCCCTGGCCAGCCTGACCGCGCAGGGCGTGCCCACCTCTGTCGCTACGACGCAGATGCGGCAGATGTTCATTGAGTTGAGCAAGGAAGGCGGCAAGACTAGCGCCACGTTCCAGGAGCTGGCCGGCCAATCGTTCAAGGACTTCATCGCTTCCGGCGGTAACGTGGCCGACGCGCTGGAAATGTTGGAAGCATACGCCAAAGAAACCGGCGTCGGCGTAAACGATCTGTTCGGTTCAGTGGAAGCGGGCGCGGCGGCGCTGGGCCTCACCGGTTCCAGCATGGAAGGCTTCCGCGCCAACCTCGCGGCGATGGACGAATCGGCCGGAGCGACGCAAGCCGCTTACGAACAAATGAAAACCGGCATGCAGCTCGTCTTCGACATCATCGGCGCGACGGTTGACAACTTCAAGATTCGGATCGGCGCGGCGCTGGCTCCGTTCGTGGACGAACTCGCTCCGAAGATCGCTGCCTTTGCAGAGCAGGCCCTGCCGAAACTGGAAACGGCGTTCAAGGCGGTCACAGAGGTGATCGCGCTGTTTACCGGCCTCGGTTCGGATTCCATTGACACGCTGGACAACATGCGCGACGTGCTGTTCGACCTGGGCATGACATCGCCCCAGGTGGATGCCCTGGAAACGGCCGTGCGCAACGTGGCCGACGCCATCAAGTCGTTCATCGCCAACCTGCAAGAGGGCATGTCGCCGATGGATGCCTTCATTGAGGCGATCTGGGATATGGTTCCGCTAGAGACCGCGATGGCCTTGGCGAACATACGTGATGGGATAAACAGCTTTATCGATGCGGTAAAAACAGCGGTAGAGCCGATCACCTCCTGGATTCAGGAGAACGTCAAGCTGCAAGACATCCTCGCCGTCATGGGCCTGGTTGTCGCGTCCGTTGTCCTACCCGCGCTGGCCTCGTTGCTGGTTACGGTTCTTGGCTTTATTGCGCCAATTGCGGCGCTCGTTCTCGCCGTCGCCGGACTGCGCGTCGCGTGGGAGAGTGACTTCCTCGGCATCCGCACGGCCGCTGAGGGCGCTTTCGAGTTCTTGCAAGGCGCATTTGAGTCGGTCAAGACGGCTATTGACACGTTCAAAACCGCAATGGCTGACGGCCTCGATCCGGTTGACGCGCTGCGTGAAGCTATAGGCACGTTTGGCGAAGACGCACAAGGCGTATTCGACAAGGTGATGGAAGCGGTCGGCAAGCTCACAGACTTCTTCGCGCCCACTATCGAGCGCATACAGGAAGCGTTCGCCGGATTAGGCGACAGTATGAGCGAAAACAGCGATGTGATCGATGGGCTGAAAGAAGCCTTTGATCGCATCGTGCCGATTCTTGAAACAGTCGGCGGAATCATTGGCGGGGCGCTCGTCCTGGCGGTGAAGGTGCTCATGGAAGCCTTCGGGCAGCTAATCGAGAACGCCGGTCAAATTTTCGGCGGGCTGGTCGAGACTATCACCGGTGCACTGGACACGATTTCCAGCATCGTCGAAGGCGTGATCGGGATCGTTAAGGCGGCCATTGAAGGCGACTGGACAGGCGCGTGGGAAGCATTCAAGGAAACAGCGTCCGGCGTCATCGAAGGCGTGACAACCATTATTAGCGGGTTGGGGGAGATCGTCGATGGTGTCTTCGGCGCAATTTGGGACACGATATCCAATCTCGTCACCGACCTCGGCGGCACGGCCGTCACATGGGATGAGTTCAAAACCAATATCAGCACCGCCTTTGAGGACGCCAAGACAGCGGTCACGACAGCGCTCACTGACGCGCTGGCCGCTGTCACCGGCTTTGTGACCGACATCACGCAGGCAGGCCGCGACATCATCAATGGCCTGATCGGCGGTATCGAAGAAAAGAAGGAAGCCGTCAAAACCAAGATAACCGATATCATTGGCAGCATACCGGACGCGGTGAAGAAACTGCTCGGCATCGCGTCACCATCTCGCGTCTTCGCCGCTATCGGCAGCTTCATCATGGACGGCCTCGCCATCGGCATTGTCGAAGGCGCTGACGGCCCAGTCGCGGCCATTCGCACGGCCGTCGGTGACATTAAGCTCACCGCCATGAACGAGATCGCGGAGATGGTCGTCAACGTCACCTCGGCGATCAATCCGGCGATTAACGCCCTGAACCAGTTGGCGAATTTCAGCGTTGACCCGCGCGTCGGCGAGAACACGAGCCAGTTCATGTTCTATCTGCGGCATCTGGTCGCCTCGGTGGTTGTCATGGCCTTCGAGCTGGACGGCGCGCGCAACAAGACGCTGAAAATGGCGCAGATCATCAATGAGATCGTCGGCAGTGTCGGCAGCGGAATCACGTCCTTTAACCAGTTAGCGCGCATGGCCTTCCCGCCCTCGCTATTGCCCAACATCGACCAGTTCGCCGGAGCGGTCGGGCTGTTGGCGTTCCAGTTCGCCTCCATCGCTGACCAACTGGAAACCGAGTTGATCGTCAAGGCACAGGCGCTGGCTGAGATGACCGGCGAGTTGTTTGGCGTTATCTCCGAAGTGCTGGACGGCTCTCGTGCGCTGGCAAACATGGATTTCGCGGCAGTCGTGTCTGGGCCTTACGGCACGCTGGCGAATCAGATCGTTGTTTTCCGCAACATCGTGCGCACGTTGGTTCGTGAGTTCGCCGAAGCCGCGCTGGAACTTGGCGGCTTTGCCGATTTCGTAAGCGCGTTTGCTGAGGCGGCAGATAAGGTAGTCGGCCTAATCGCTGAGGCATTGGAAGCGTCATTGGCGCTGGCTCAGACTGACTTCGATGCCTTGGTCAATGGCCCATACAACCATCTGGCGACGCAGATCGTGACGTTCCGCAACATCATTCGCACGCTCGTGCGCGAATTCGCCGGAGCAGCGTCAGATTTCAGCGTCGAACTCATGGACAGCGTGAGCGCCTTCGCCGACGCGGCTGGGGATATTGTCGGCCTCGTCGCCGACGCGCTGGCTGCAACGACGCTGCTTTCGGAGTTCGACTTCGTAACGGCCGTCGGTGGCATGACGTTGGCAAACAACATCCTCATTTTCCGCAACATCGTCAATACGCTTGTCGCCCGCTTTGCCGAAGTCGCCGCCGGTTTCACCGACGCTCTGTCGAGCCAGGTGCAGTCGTTTGCCGACGCAGCCGAAGCGGTGCTTGACCTGATCGAGCCGGGTATCGAAGCGGTGCGTATTCTGGCCAATGAGAGCATTCCCTCACTGGCCGAAGCCGGAGCCGGGACTGACACGACGCTCATTCGTTTATCGGACTGGATCAGCCTGATTGCCCAGCAGTTTTCCATGATCGCCCAGGGCATGAGCGAGGAAATGTTTACCAATGTTGAGGACTTCACCAACGCGGCGCTGGATTCGATGAGCTTGATCGAGCCTGGTATTGCGGCCGTGCGCACATTGGCTACCGAAACCATCCCGTCCGTTGCTGAGGCCGGTGCGGGTACTGACACAACACTCATTCGCCTATCGGATTGGGTAAGTCTGATCGCGCAGCAGTTCAGCATGATCGCGCAAGACCTCAGCGAAGAGGCGGCAACGGCGATCAATCGCTTTGCAACCGCAGCAGAGGCGGTTCTCGGTTTGATTGAACCGGGCATCGCTGCGATTAAGGCGCTTGTTGAATATGAAGGGGTAAGCACGCTGAAAGGCAAGGTTGAAACGTTTGCCGATGATTTGAAAACAGCCGTGGTCACGTTGGCGAACAAGCTGAACGAGATTGCTGACGGGGTGGAAGGCACGCTTACGGATGCGGCGACACTGGCTGGGACAGCTTCCGGCGTGCTGGCGATTGTTGGCCCGGCTATCGACGCGCTGAAAAAGCTGGCCGAGTACGAAGCTGTCAATAAGTTGCCGGAAAAGATGACTAAGTTCACGACCGACCTTGATACGGCCGTGCGCACGCTATCGGAGAAGCTGAACGCGCTGGCGAATGACATCGGTGACGAAGTGGCGACTGCCGCCACGTTCGCGGGCAGCGTCACTGCTATCTTCTCGGAAGTGTCGTCGGCGCTTGACGGCCTGAAAGCTATCGCTGATGCCAAGACTCCCAAGACAGAGCCGAAGATGGAATATCTAGTCGAGCAGGCCAACCTCATCGCCACGACGCTCAGCGGCGCGAATCAGACGATCAATGGCACGATTGTTGCGGCCGCCAAAGCATTCGCCGCCGCAGTGAATGAAGTCGTCAGTGAAGTCATCGAGGCGCTGGCAAGCCTGAACCGGCTCGTCACCGCCAACACGCCGGGCGGCTTACAAGCGATCCTTGACGCTATGCGCGCGGCGCTCAGTAACCAGATCGGACCGGCGGGGATTATCGGACGCGAAATCGGCAACGCTTTTGCGACCGGCCTAATGGCTGAAATGCAAAGCCTGCTCAATCAACTGAGCGGAGCCATGAACACGCTGCTGGCTATTCTGCGCTCCGGCATTGGCCCGGCGGGGCAGGCGGGAACTGATTTGGGGAGAGCGTTTGCCTCGGCGTTGGCGGCACAGCAAGGGCTGGCGGCTCAGGCCGGTGCGCTTATCGGCGACGCAGCGGCCAATGGCCTGAAAAACGCGCTGAACAAGCAGGCCGCCAACATCGCCAACGCCGCGCGGGACATGGCGCGGCAGGCAGCGGAATCGGCGCGGCGGGAGTTACAGATCGCGTCACCATCTAAGGTGTTCACAAAGATCGGCGAGCAAGCCGGTCAAGGGTTCGTGCTGGGCCTGCCGACCATCAACGCCGCTGCCTTTGCGGGCGCGGGCGCATCTTCTGCCACAACTAACAACGTGCGCCAAGGCGACAACATTTCGATCCACATCTCGGTTGGCGGCAACGTCAGCGCGTCAACGCTGCGCGACGTGGAGACGGCCGTGCAGCGCGGGCTGAACAGCGCCGGTCGCAGCGCGGAAAGCAGGAGACGGCGATGAGCGAGTACGCAGTGCTTGAACTCGTCTGCGGGCGCACGACGCTGGACCTGCTGTCTGCGCCTTATGCGCTGGCTGCCAACGGCTACGCTCCGGCCATCGCCTCACGCAGCAAAGGTGACTTGGGCGGCAAGGGTATCTATAACGATGTGCCGGAAGAGATCATTATCGACATTCACGGCCGTACACCTGCCGAGGTGTATGGCGGGCAGCAGAATCTTATCGCCATGCTGGATCGCGCCGACGCATGGGAGAACAGCGGCGCGCGCGAAGCGGTGATCCTGCGTTTCCAGCCGCAGCACAGTTTGCTTGACGCCCCGCTGGAAAGTCTCGTCGTCGGCAAGACCGGCGACAGTGACGCGCTGCTATCGCTGGCCGCCAACTACAATGACCGCATCCTCATCTACGAGATCGAAGGGGCGCGCATTGCCTTTCGCCGACGCGGGCAACTGCTCGGCGATGAGGAAACAGCGGAGAGCACAAGCGCGGTCACGCTGCCGGGTGTGGTATCGGCGGCGGCGCTTTCAGAAACCGACTTCGCTTCGCCGACGGCCGTGGAACTGCTCGGCCTCGGCCTCGGCACGGAGCTGCTCGGCGACGGCTTTCTGGCGTTGACTACTGCGCCGGTTGCCAGCGTCAATGGCACGAATTTCGGCATCTTCGCCGTGGCCGACATGACCGGCGACAACTTCGCCTCACAGGACGATTCGGCGAACAATGCCTACGGCGACGACATCATGCGCATTGACGCGGCCAGCAATCAGAGCGGCTCGCTCACGATTGACGTGGACAGTGATTATGAGGCGCTGCTGGTCTACGTCGCGCTGCGCAATAACGGCGCGACAACGCCGTGGCGCATCCGCGCGCGCTCCACCGGCTATCTGGACACGACCACGCGCTGGCAAGTCGTCGGCACAGCTTCGCAGCAGCCGCAGATCGTGGCGCTTGACGTGCTGCGCAGCGTGGCCGACTACCACAAGCGGATCGTGATCGAAGTCGAAACAGCCAAGAGCAGCGGTACGTTGGACGTGAACTACATCGCCACCGTGCCGCTGGTCGAAGACACGCACGTTATCGCCATCCGCGGCGGCGCGTACACGACGCAGGCGTACACCTACGATCTGGTCATTGACCATCAGGCGCTGGCGCGCAAGCGGGCAATCGCTTATTTGAGGGCGGCGCAATCATGACAACAGTTGTAGAGCTAAACGCAAGTAAAGACGCCTGGCACGAGGAAAAGCGCGCAAGTACGAAGTTCGGCACTGGCGACGGTTTGCATGTGGCCGTGCCGGGGCGCACAGAGTACGGGCAGCGCAATTCGTTCCTGCACTTTGACTTGTCCGGCATTCCCAGCGGCTCGATATGCGAGAGCGCGGTGCTGACGCTGACCAACTACTACAATGGCGCGGGCGGCGCGTCTATTTCGCTGCATCCGATGCTGTTCGGCTGGTCGGAATCGCAGCTTAACTGGTATCAGTACGACGCCGGATTTAGCTGGCCCGGCGGGGCAGGCGGCAACAAGGCGGGCGTCGATTACGACAACAGCGTCACCCTCGGCACGTTCACCGGCCCGAACAGCAACTACGCCAAAGCCAGCGTCAACCTGAACCCGACAGAAGTCGCGAAGTGGTTCGGCGCCGCACCGGCGCGCGCCAACTTCGGCATGACCATGCGCGCAACGGCGCGTGTGAACAATTTCTATGGCAGCGGCGCAAGCGTAGCCGACCGACGGCCGAAGCTGATCGTCACTTACACCGAAGCGACTGTCGGCAAAGCAGAGGTCGCGGCCACGGCTTACCGCGCAGGCGGGCAGGCATTGGCGACGGTTACGACGGCGGTGCAGGAATTTGGCGTGATCCGTCTGCCGCCTATCCCGATCACCACCGGCGGCAATCTGTTCTGGCAAACGCGCGGCCCGGTCATCTCGGCGGCGCTGTTGATGACGCAGGGCGATATGTGGGTGATGTCCGATGACAGCGACGATCCGCAGACGTTTACGCTGCGGGTGAAGCGCAAGCGCGCGTATTTGGGGCCGCAATAATGAGAGTGAGCATTGAACTATACGACGAGCCGCAGGGACGCCTGCTTGAGGACTGGACGGCCGTGGCGGTCGATCCGGTGATCAAGAGCGACGAGCACGGCTACTGGTCATTCTCGCTTTCTGTGCCGATGTCGCTGCGGGAGGGTTTTGAGTTCTACGCCAACAGCTACCGCCTATGGCTGGTCGTCTCATTTGGTGGGCGGGCGATTTGGGAAGGACGCGTGGAGGATGTCAAGCTCTCGGCGGGCATGATCGACGTGGTGGCCTACGGCGCGTGGAACTACCTGACTGACACGCTCTACACCGCGCTCTGGTCAGATACCGGCTACGGCCGTTGGTTCCTGCTGACCGGCGACGACAGCGCGGCGGCAGGCGCGGACCGCTGGCAAGCGGACAACAATAACCGCCTCTATGCCGCGCCGATGAAGGATGAGCAGTTCGGCAATGCGGCGCATGTCTGCACCTGGGCCTACGCCATCCCGCAGAACAGTGAGCGGCAGATTCAGGAGATTGAATTCGACTACGAGATGAAAGGGCCAAGCGGCGACTGGCGTATGCGCGTCTGCCGCGCTGACGGCTCGTGGGCGGCCAACCTGACCACGATCTGGCAGCTTGAATCCAACGGCTCGGTGCAGACAGGCAGCGGTGCGGTGGACTGGTCAGCGACGCCGACGGATCGCCTGATCGTGCAGATGTTTTACGACGCGGCCGGGCCGACGACGTACACCGGCGAGACCGGTGACGACGTGTATTTCAAACTCACGGCCGTGCGCGTCAAAAGCTTCACCGCCGACGAGCTGACCGCCGATGTCGTGGTACAGGCGCAGACCGCCTATGCCGCCTCACGCGGCGCGCCGCTGGCAACTGACGCGGCGCTGATCAGCAGCCCGAACGTGGACCTTGACGATCTGATCATCGAGGACAAGCGGCCCGCGGAGACGATTAGCGAACTGGCCGCGCAGGGCGACGATTCCACGCCGCCGCAGAGCTATGAGAGCGGGGTCTGGGAAGACGGCCGTGTTTTCTTCCGGCCACGCATCGCCGCCGACGCCGACGCCGGAGACGGCGATCACATGGTTTGGCATCTGTTGGTTGAGGCCATTGAGGCGGAGCGCAGCATCGCTACGCTGGCGAACAGCGTCTATGCCACCTATAGCGAAGACGGCCGTACAGAGCGGCTCACAGACGCCGACAGCGTGGCCCTGACCGGCGTGCAGCGTGACGAGATGGTCAACGTCAGTACGAGCAGCGCGGCGCGGGCCGAAAACGTGCGCGCGGCCAAGCTGGTGGACACGTCCGATCTCGAATCGCGCGCGTCGATTCGCATCGGCGCGATCATGGACACGCTCGGCACAGACGTGCCTTACTGGTCGGTGCGCAGCGGTGACGTGGCCTATCTGACCAACTTGCCGCCGGGCAACCGCTTTCTGGACGGCATCCGTTCGTTCCGGATCAAAACGACTGAATACAACCTTGCCACCGGCGAGCTGGCATTAACGCCATCAGAACTGCCGCAGCTTGACGTGATTCTGGCGGGATAGGGAGACACAACCATGAAGTGGACGACAAGAGGGTTACGCAGACTGTTGGGTTATTCGTTTCGCGGCGAGAACGTGCCCGGTAATTTCTATCTGGCGCTCATCACCGCCGCGACGCCGCCGACGGCCGCGACAAAGAAGCTGAGCGAGCTGACGCAGATCGCCACCGGCTACGGCTACGCCAATGGCGGCGTCGTGCTGACGCGCAGCGATACCGACTTCACCCCGCTGACAGAAGACGACCTGCGCGGCCGCGCGGTGCTGCGACTGGCGACCAAGACGGTGACCGCAAGCGGCGGCGCGATTCCGGCGAGCGGCAGCCGCCCGCGCTATGTGGCCCTGACCGGCGACAACGCGACCGTGGCCGACCGTGAGGTGTGGGCCTATTGGGATTTGGGCACAGAAGAGTATGCACCGGCGGGCGCTTCGTTCGACATTGAGGCGCTGCGCCTCCTCTTGTCGGCGGAAACGCGGTTCACGGTCGTCGGCCTGGCCGAAATGCTGGACTGGACTTTTCGGGCCGCGACCGCGCCGACGAACCTGTATATGGCTCTGGTCACGTCGGCCGCCGCGCCGACGGTCGCGACGGAGACGATGAGCGAATTGACGCAGATCGCGGCTGGAAATGGCTACAGCGCAGGCGGCTATCTACTGGCGCGCAGCGCGGCAGATTTTGACACGCTCAACGAAAGCGATGTAGCAAATACGGCCGTGATCGGGGTGAAGGGCCTGTATTGGAGTGCGACCGGCGACCCGATACCGGCTTCCGGCGACGGCGTGATGTATGGCGTATTGACCACCGACGAAGGCACAGTCTCGGCGCGCAAGGTGCTGGCGTGGTGGCCCGTGCCGGATGGTCCGAAGACGGCGTTGGCCGGTAATCAGATCGCCCTGCGCGGCGCGACGGCGACATTCAGCGTGGCAGCGTGAACGATATGGATTTTGGCGCGGTTCTCATTTTTGCTTTGCTCTGGTTTGGTGGGCTGATCTGCCTGCTCAATGCTTGGCTGTACGGTTCGCAGTTCCTGCGCTTGCAGTTCGTGTCGTTTGCTCTGGCGCTGTTTACCGCCGCGTCATTTTATGGCTATCTGGCCTACGTCAGCTATTCCGGTGCAGAACTGGATATTGAATTCTCGCGGGTGTGGGCGCGGATTGTTTTCGTCACGATTGGCCTGTTGTTAGGCCTGAACGCGACCGCGTGGCTCGTACTGGCGTGGTCACAGGGACAAGACGTAGAGACATGAGCGCAGAGCAGCAAATCATCTTGGGCATTTTGGCAAGCGGCGCGATGGGCGCGCTTGTCGCCGGTTTCTTTCAGGTGATTAACGCGCACGGCGCGCGCAAAGCAGACGCGCCGGTTAAGGAAGCTGATGCGGCAAGTAAGCTATCGGATAGTGCCATGAAATTTGCCAATGAGCTGCAAGAAGAGCTAAAGAGGTTCCAGATCGAAAGAAACGAACTGCAAGAAGAGCTAAAGCGCTTCCAGAGCGAGATACGCGATCTGCAAACCGAGCGGCAAGTAGAGCGACAGGCAGAACAGGCCGAGCGCCACGCTGAGCGCGAAGAACTGCTTGGCCGCGTGCGCGTGCTGGAAGCGCGTGTGTCAACACTGGAAGCGGAGAAGGCGGAATTGACTGTCGAGATTGAACAGTTACGTAACGAGAAAGCCGACAAGCGTCGGCGTGACGATATGGGGCGCTTTGTGCCCGAAAAAGGAGAGTAAGTAATGTTAACCGATTGGCAGTTTTTCAAGCACAGCGGCAACCCCTCCGGCATACAGGACGGAGATGTATTCAGCATCTCCACCGATGGCGGGGAGAGGGGCACTTTTTTCAGATATCTGGAAGGCGTCACGGCCGGCCAGTTGGTGCGCTATACAGGCGGCTCAAGCGGCAGTACGCCGCAGACAAAGGTTCTGTTCTATAAAGGGAATACGTACACAAATAAAAGTGTCGATGTCGAGAGCGGCAATGTCGTCACTGTGCCCAGTGGCGTGAATAAGCTGCGTCTTGATCTGCGCAACTGGGGCGGCGGCGGCACGGCCGTTTGGGAGAATCCGCAGCTCGCGCTTGTTGACGATCCTGAACCTGAGCCGCCGACAGAGCCGGATGAGCCGGAACCCGATCCAGTTCCCGATCCACAGCCGGAACCGGAGCCTGACCCTGAACCGGAGCCGCAACCCGATCCAACCCCTGAGCCACCGACGGGGCCGGTCTACTTTGTAGCCACAAATGGCAACGACAGCGTGAGCAAAGAAGCTAACAGCATCGACCGGCCGTGGAAAACGCTGCACCTGAGCGCCGCCAAACTATCGGCAGGTGACACGCTGTACGTGCGTGGGGGCACGTACGCGCTCCCGGTTGATGGCGAGATAGCTATCAAAAAATCGGGCGTTACCATGTCCGCATATGACAATGAGACAGTCATGATTGATGGGCGTGCTACTTTCCACCAGGCGCTTGGCATCAATTCCAGGGCCACGAATCCCGTGGGCACAACTGAATACGAGCCGCTTATTAGTGTTGAGGCTTCCGGCGTGACATTAAAGGGGTTGCGTATACGCGACAGCGGGGGGGAGGGTATCCGCATCAAAGGGTTAAACGGCACGGTTGACAACTGTCATGTTGATACGTCATTTGGGCCAGGCATTTCATTTTTGAGTGGTGGCAGCGGTCTGGCGAAAGATTCCTCTGTTACACGGGCCAGTCGCAAGGACAAGGGAGAGGCATTTCGGGCCAGGCTTGCATCAGGCCCCGTCACTTTTTTGCGCTGTAAGTGTTCGCACGGCGGGGCCGAGGGGCTTTGCTCTGTTCAGAGCGACGACGTTACGTTTCTGGACTGCGAGGCTTGGGATAATAACAAAGTCCAGGTTTATTTTGAGGGGTCGCGCCGTACCCGAATGGACGGGTGTCTAATCTACTGCACAAATGAAATTGAAAATGGCGGGTTTGAATACTCAGAAGGAATTCATATTGCATCAGAAATATACGATAACGCTGACGGTAGAGTATGGGTTTGTGAAGATATTGAAGTAACAAACACCCTGATTGTCGGGTGTGGCCCCAATCTATCCATCTCCGGTGGTAAGCACCGGGATAGGCCAGTAGATGTTTGGGGTCTGCGTAATTTTCGATTCTTTCACAATACTTTCGTCAATGCCCGTGCTAACGAAGGCATACTCATTGGCAACCAAATCCCTGCCGACAACAACAAAAATAACACGCCAAGTTGGTTTGTCAATAACATTATTGTGCAAGAGGGCAACCTGCCGATAGCCCGAACATTTACGGGGACGGATTTTTCAAAGTTCGTGTTTAGTCATAATGTATGGAGCAAACAGCCTTCCCCAGCCGATTTCTATAACGCTGCTACCGACAAGCTGGGAAACGCCGGCCTCAGCAATCCTCCGGCGATCCTTGAATCTCCGGCAGACATGCATGTCAGAGACTACAAACTTACAGGCAGCAGCGCGGCCATCGCTGCGGGTACAAAAGCATACAACGCGGCGAGTGGTGTCAGTGTGAAGGTTGATTACTTTGACGCCCCGCTGAGCAGCCCGCCTGATGCGGGGTTCCACCAGTTTGGCGCAGTGCCACAACCGGAGCCCGATCCTGATCCAGTGCCCGATCCTGACCCTGAACCGGAGCCTGATCCTGATCCAATCCCTGAACCCGATCCGGTTCCCGATCCTGATCCGCAGCCTGAACCGGTTGCGGCGAGTGGATACAGGATCGGCACGGCCGTTGTGCTTGTCATCCCGGCACTGGCTGACATGACAGCGCCGCTATTCGGTATGCAACTGTCAGTGCGCGGGGAATGGGTTGACGGCGAACTGCACTTGATCATCGACCAGCTACAGGAGAGCTAATGTCCTACTGGTTTGGCGAGGTAAGCCACTCGCTTGACGATATCTTCGAGGAAGATGACGGGACGGTGCAAACCGCCGACAACTACGAGCCGTTCAAGAACGACTGTTGGCGGTTAGCACGGTTCACCGAGGTTGCTATCCCGCGTGGCGCGACGATTCTGGACGCGCGCTATATGACGTTCGTTGCATCAGTCAGCGACGCGGGCAAGGCTGACTTCCGTATTTATGGCGAAGCCGTGGGTAGCTCGGCACGGCCGTCGGCGCTTGCACTCGATTACGCAATCAGCAGCAAGAGCCTGACGGCCGCCTATACGTCATGCGTTAGCGAGCGATTCGTCGGAGATAAGGCCGGCTACTATCACTGGGATGTAACCGACGTTATACAGGAGCTTGTCGATCGCGGCGACTGGACATCCGGCAATGCCCTGTCGCTCATCATGCGTGATAGCGGCGCGTCTGACACTCGCTTTAAGAGTTATGACATCGGCCAGCCGGACAAACTGGAAGTGCTCTACCAGATGTCGGGGTCAAGCATTTGTCGCTGGATCGAACACTCGCTGGACGATGCGCGACAGGCCGGAGTGAGTGTTAATACTGACGGGGACGGCGTGTATATCGGGACGGCCGCATACGGGTATTTTCGGTTTACGGACGTGGGTATCCCGCCCGGCGCGGAGATCACGGCCTGTACGTTGCAGCTTTTCTGCCCGACCAGCGACACCGATGATGCCAATCTTAAGATTAGCGTTGAGGACAGCGCAGACGCGCCGCGTCTGGCAGTAGATGAGCAGTTCGTCTCCACGCGCGACTACGGCGCGGTCAATGTTAGCTGGTCGCAGTCCGGCCGTTTGTATTGGCACGAAACGCCCGATCTGACGTTGCTTATGCAGCGCGTAGTGGATCAGGGCGGCTGGGCCAGCGGCAACGCCTGCGCCTTTGTTCTGTATGATCAATCCTCGCTGGTCTACAACGTATCCACTTACGACTACGACGATGCTCGACAAAACAACCATTGGTATGCGGCGCGGCTGCACGTTTCCTATCTGGGCGGCGCTGCGGCTCGCTATAAAAAGAAGGCCTTGTGGTCCGGCCTGAGTGGCGGGCTGAGTCAGGGGGTGGCCTAATGGCGACGTTTAACGGACAAGTCAATAGCAGCGCAGGTGATGCGCGGCAGGCCGGAGCCACAGTAGATCTCACCAGCAGTGAAATCTACTTTGGCTCATCAGTCGTAACTGTAGGCCTGTTCTTCCCAAGCGTAACCATCCCGCCCGGAAGCACTATCACAAGCGCGATTTTGGAAGGGTATTTCTCCAGTACGTCTTACGATTCCGGCACGTTCACGGCTGCGTGCGAGGATGCAGACAGCGCGGCTATTTTCACATCCGACGACAAAAACGTGTCAAACCGAACGCCAACCAGCGCGACGGTTGCGGTCAGCCTGAGCAATGTCATGACCAGCGGTAGCGGGTTTTACGGGATTTGCGACTTAAAAGACGCCGTGCAAGAGGTAATAGACCGGCCTGGTTGGTCGTCCGGCAACAATATCGCCGCGCTGCTGTACTCGCTGACCAGCGGCGAGATTCGTTTTCGTACATATGACAACAATTCCGCCGAAGCGGCCAAGCTAACGATCACGTATACCGCTCCGGCTTCCGGCGCGGCGAAGAAGCGAAAGCTAAGACAAGGCACACGTTTCGGCGCACGGGCCGGGACATAACACGAGGGAGGCTGGGGAGTCATGATACTAGAAAAAAGCACGGCGACACTAATCACGTTTTTGCTCGTTGACGCAACCGACGATGAAACATCCGAAACCGGCAAATCGCCAAGCGTGCAGCTAAGCAAGAACGGCGGCGCGTTTGCGGCCGCGACGAACAGCCCCAGCGAGATCGGGCTTGGCTGGTACAAGCTGGCTCTGACCACGGCCGAAACCGACACCGAAGGGCCGCTGCTGGTTGACGTTACGGCCGTCGGCGCGGACGTATTCCGCGACCGCTATTTCGTGTTCGATTTTGCCAAATTCAAGGCCGATACCAGCGCACTGGGCACACTGGCGAACCAGACGGCGATTAAAGCCAAGACCGACCTGCTACCCGCGTCACCGGCGGCCGTGGGTGACGCCATGACCTTGACTGTCGCCTACGACGCGGCCAAGAACGCGGCTAGTTCGTCAACGGCGCTAGCAATTAAGGCATCGACTGACAGTATCGGCGACTTGCCGACGGCCGCCGAAGTTGCCGACGCGGTGTGGGATGAGGCGCTGGCCGATCATGACGACGCGGGTAGTGCCGGTAAGGGTCTGGCCGACGCGGGTGCGGGGCTGACCGCTGAATCCATCGCTGACGCGGTTTGGGATGAAGACATCACCGAACACGCCACAGAAGATTCAACCGGCGCGGCGCTGGCAGGCGGCGTCGATCCGAACGCCATCGCCGACGCGGTTTGGGATGAGCTGATCGGAGATCATGTGGCCTCCGGCAGCTTCGGGGAAGAAGTGCAGGCGCACACGAAGAGCGACGAATTCCCCGACGAAACAGGGCTGGCCGACCTGCTGGCCGACGCGGTTTGGAATGAGCTGCTGGCCGGGCATGTTATCGGCGGTTCGTCCGGTAAGGCGCTCGGCGATCTGGCCGATACCGACGCGGCGGCGATTGCCGACGCGGTTTGGGACGAAGATCTGGGCAGTCATACCAGCGGCGGTACGTTCGGCGAGAAAATGAACGATTTGAACCCGCTCACAGTGGTGAATCAGGTGAAGCGTTCGACCGGAGAGCGGCAGGTGGCGCAGGTTGGCGCGACGTACCGGCACACGATGCCCGGCCTCATCATCCCGGCCTCGTGGACGCGCATGATCTTCGTAATCAAGAAGGATTTGGCCGCCGCCGACGAAAGTGCCGATCTGTACGTGATGGTCACGAATCCAGCGGCCAGCGAAGCGGACGGTACTGTATACGTGAACGGCCGTGAGGCAGATAGTGAACAGCGGCTGTTGGCGGCGCTGAGCGTGAACCAAGCGGGCGGCTCCACCGGTATCTACATTGACGAGACATTGACCGCCCTGATCGGCGAGATGGACGCGCGTTACGCGCTCAAAGTCGAGTGGGAGAACGACGGCGAAAGCGACGAGACAGTGCTGGACAACGGCGTCGGCGACTTCATCTTCGAGAAGCACGCCACGCGCTCGCCGATTATTGGTTAGTTTCAGTTTAGAAAGTACGGAGAAAGGATCATGGCACTAACAGCACAGCAATTACTTGACACATTCAACGCACGAGGCATTGACACCGCGACGAAACTGACCAACTTCCTGATACTGGATCAGGCAATTCAGGCAGCGTTCCTCGGCTCCGGCTTCGCTTCGCAAGAGCAGGCCACGGCCGCACTCTCTGGCCTTAAAATGCAAAACGATCTGAACTCCGCCAATGCCGCGCTGAGTGCAGAGCAGGTGCGCTGGCAGACTGTCTCCAATGATCACGCTGCCGAAATGAGCGCCGCTATCGTGCTGCGTGACGCGGCGCATGAGGCGTGGAAGACGTTTGTTTTGGCTAATAGTTCGGTGAGTGGAACCAGCGCCGACGCATATTCGCAGGCAAAGCGCGATCTCGATGCGGCAGAAATTGCGTTGGAAGTGATTGCTGCACAGTATGCCACAGATGAGGCGGCGCATAATCAGACAGTGAGTGATCTGGCGGCGGTCGTAGCTGCGGCGCAGGCCGCACTTGACGCGCACGCCACAGGGTAGGAGGGCGCATGTTAATTAACAAGAGTAGTACACCGACAATCGCCTTTCTACTGGTCGATGCCACCGACGACGAAACCGCCGAAACCGGTCTGTCGCCGACTGTCCAGATCAGTAAGAACGGCGGCGCGTTTGCAAACACGACCAGCAGCGCCACAGAGATCGCCAACGGCTGGTACAAAGTCGCGCTCACAAGCACCGAAACCGGCACAGAAGGCGAGCTGATCCTGCGCGCGACCGGAACCGGCGCGGACGAGTGGCGGGACGTGCATCAGGTGGTTGATTTTGCCAACTTCAAGGCAACAGTCAGCAGTCTGGCCTCACAGACAAGCGTTGACGCAATCGCCGGATACGTGGACACCGAAGTAGCCGCAATTCTGGCCGCCGTCGATACCGAAGTCGCGGCGATTAAGGCCAAAACCGACAACCTGCCCGCGTCACCGGCGGCCGTCGGCTCGGCCATGACGCTGGCTGACAGCGCCATCACCGCCGCCAAGATCGCGACAGACGCCATCACCGCCGCCAAGATCGCCGCCGACGCGGTGAGCGAGATTCAAAGCGGGCTGGCCACGGCCGCGAGTGTGGCCGCGCTGAATGACGTGAGCGCGCTGGACATCTGGACTTACGCCACGCGCGAGCTGACAAGCGGCGGCGGCGGGGCATCGGCGGCAGACATCTGGACCTACGCCGGGCGCACGCTCACCGACGATACCAGTGTCGTGGACGGCATCGCTACAGACGTGGCCGCGCTGCCTACGGCCGTGGAGATCGCCGACGCGGTGCTCTCGCGCGGCGCTGACAACGTGGAGGATACGGCCGACTTGCTGAGCCTGGCCGAACTGATTCTGGCTACGTTTGAAGCCAAGCGCACGGCCGGTTCGCTGACGATCTACAAGGCGAATCACTCCGATGTGTTCAACACGCGCACATACACGACAGACTCCGAAGCCGAACCGATTACTGAGGTGAATTAGCCAATGGCCGGAATCCTGTCATGGCTGTGGGGCAAGGTTGGCGGCACGCCCGGCGTCAACCTGCCGCCGATCCGGCCCGGTCTGGACAACAGCGGGCTGACATGGGTTATGCGCGACGATTTCACGACGGCGCAGAAGCCGGTCGTGTGGCCGCGCACGGCCGTGCCGGGACCGGGCGCGCTGTTTGCCAGAGATACGGCCGCTGGTGATCCGTTCGTGATTGCCGAAGGGCGGCTGCGCACACCGGCACTGGCGACGGCGAGCTGGCTGTGGGCCGGGCCGTTCCCGCGCGCCGCCGGGCGCACGTTCATCTTTCGCGGGATTGCCAGCAAGCGTGACAACTATATCGGCGCGTTCGGCCTCTCGCCTTTCGTGAGCGCCGACAGTAATCCGTTCATCGTCAGCGAGGGTTCGCTGCGCGATGAGACAGTCGATTACCGGGACGCAATCATCTCGTGGACTGCCAACGCGGCCAACAACTGGACACGCCCGCTGCTGCAATTTGTCGGCGGCGTGTGGGATAGCACGGCCGTCTCCGGCGAGATAGCGGCGGTAACAGGGCAGGGCGTGGACGTGGCGATTGTGCTGCACACGGCCGGCTACGTTGCCTACTACCGCGTCGGCCGGTCGCGGGATTGGTACGTGTTCGACAGCAGCACGACTGAGAACAACGCCTACATCTATATGTCCGTTACCGGCGGGGCGAACAACGTCTCGCTGGCATCGCTGCGCGTGATTGACGCGCCGCAAGTTGTGATTGATGCCGGGGCGGTCGTACCGACCGGTCCGGCGCTGAATTGGCTGCGTAGGGCAGTCATGTAGAGGCCCAAAAGGGCCACACAGATGCGCTAACGCGCAAAGGGGAGACAGACATGGATTTTCCAGCTTTTCAGATCGTGGCAATGGCGCTCATCTCGTTTGGATTGGAGCTAATCCCTCCACTGAAACGATGGTGGGATAGCGTATTCAACAGCGCACAGAAGCAGTTCGTGATCGCGGTCGTGGTGCTGCTGCTGGCCGTCGGGCAAATGGCCTACGGCTGCGCGTTTAATCAGACCTGCCCGGCAGACTATGCCAAAGCAGGCGTCGATCTGGTTATCGCCGTACTTGCCGGGCTACTAACTTCAGCCGGTGCGTACAAATCGACGAACTACATCGGCGAAGAACTGGCCTACGGCCGGGGCGCTGAGTAGCAGCTTGTTCACCATGACAGGGCGCGCGACGGTTACGGCCGTGCTGGTAGCTTCTCCTTTTCTCTCTCTCCTTGCGCCCTGTCTTTGTCACCAAATCCAGCACGGCCGGGCCGACCTAACACAGTGAGGATTGACACATGGCAGCAGTAGACAACTTCGACAACATGACTATCGGCCTCGTTTCGCCGCATGGTAACGCCTTCGCGGTGACGCCGGATAACGACAACGATCTGGATTTCGTGACGCGCGGCATCTACGTCGGCGCAAGCGGCACACTGAAGGTAGACACCGACAACGGCGACACAGTGACCTTCACCGGCATCGCCGCCGGGGTGATCCACACCCTGCGCGTCAAGAAAGTGTACGCGACCGGCACAAGCGCAACCGGCATCGTTGGCCTGTACTAACAGACCGGCAAATCGCCACGCAGCACCGCGCAGGCTGGCGCTGGTCGTGTTTTCATGCGCGGCATGGATGATTCTGCGTCTACGAACGTTTTACAACGTTGTGCGGCGTTTTTTGAGGATTCGAGAAAGCAAGAACCTTCGGCCAATTGGCCGGAAGTGGCGAGAGCGCGACCTTCCGCAATTCTTTGCGGGAGGTAGGAGAGTGAACCTAATGCCAATTGGCATTAGGTGAGGGAGAAGACATGGCATTCCTGAAAGTGAATGGATTCCATACCGCTGCGGCCGGAAGCCGCACGGATGGTATCGGCGATTTTCTGAGGCAGGTAGACGCGGCGGGCGTGCCTTTTCTGGCCTACTGCGTCGGCGGCACGGCTAGCCTGATCGACGCGCAGAACATCATGCGCAGATCAAGCGTGCCGCATAACGCGATCTTCCGGCAGGATGTGTTCCCGCACAACCAGGGCGGAGACGACGTGCCGGATTACAACAAGCCGCCCAAGCAGGCGGCGCAAGAGCAGTGGGAATCTCACGTGGCCCGCTGGCCGAGCGAGCTTGATCCGGCCCTGATCTGGGGCGAAACAGTCAACGAGTTGCGCAAGGAAGTCGAGTGGGCGGACTGGATTGGCGAGTTCTGCTATGAGACTGGCTTGTTAGCGGTCGCTTCCGGCCGTAAATGGTGCGGGCCAGGATACAGCGCGGGCACGCCGGACGAGGGCGCGTGGGAGACGCCGGGCATGCTCAAGTTCCTGCGTTTGTGCGCCGCGCATCCGGATCAGGTCGGCGTGGCCTTACACGAGTACAGTCTGGAACCGGAAGACCTCTGGCACAACAAAGGCTATCACATTGGCCGCTTTACGCAGCTCATCGCCGCCTGTGAGCGGCATGGCATTGCGCCGCCTACGATCTTCTTCACAGAATGGGGTTGGGGGGAGCGGGCCATTCCGGGCAACCGGCAAGATGCGCTCGACGAAATTCTGGAAGTCGGCGAACTGTACGCCAAGTATCCAAGCGTGAAAGGCGCGGCGATCTGGGCGCTGGACAATGGCTGGGGCGGGCTGGCCGACCAGGTGCATGGCCTGATGGAACCGCTTGCGCAATTGCTGACGACCACGCGCTATCCCGATCCGGTCACGACAAAGCCGCCTGCCGAAGGCTCGACTGAACCGCCATACGGCACCGGCAACGCAGGCTCCGGCGCGCCGCGTGTGCAGTATAAGCGCCGCTATCTGGTCGCGCCGCAAGACTGCACGAAAGAGCAGTGGCTGCGCATCGCTGAAGCTGCCTACGCCGGTCGCGTGACGATGGGCGGCTCCTACGATGACGCCGGAGTTGGCGCGTTGGCTGACAAGACGGCCGTGCTTTACGACCTGCAGGCCGCGCAGCATGACACGTTCGTAGCATGGTACGCGCAGCATTATCCCGGCACGAAAGTGGAGTTTGCGAGCAGTGACCCGGCCGCCAACGCGCCGACCTTCACCATCCCGACCAAGCGCGCTGACATGCCGCTTGTCGTGGACATTTCCAAGTGGCAGGCGCGGGCGGTGAGCGGCGGCGGCTTCGCGACAGATACCATCGACTGGCAGACGTTGCGCGACAGCGGCAACGTGCGCGGGGCGATTCTGCGGGCGTCTGTCGGGCTGGCCGTCGATCCGACGTACAGCGCCTTCGCCGGACAGGTGGACGCGCGCGGGCTGGCACGCGGCAACTACCACTTCCTGACCAACGACGACGGCGCGAAACAGGCGGCGCTGTTTCTGAAGCATCGCTTGCCCGGCGCGCTCGGTGACTGGCTGGACATTGAGGCATTGGCCGGAAAGCTGCCCGCTACGGCCGTGGTGCTGGATTTCGTCGCCGCGTATTTCAAGGCGACTGGTAAGGCCATCGGCATCTATACCAACAGCGGGTCATTCAACCCGCTCGGCCTGACCCGCGCGCAGGTGCTCGGCGCGCAGCTTTGGGTAGCGAACTACGTCGATTTGGACCGGCCGCTCTCTATTCCGGCCGCATGGAACGCCAAAGAATGGGGTGTGGACAACAGCGCGATCCGCTTCTGGCAGTACGCCGCCGGTCGCTTGCCCGGTTATGACCGCGATATCGATCTGAACGTCTTTCACGGATCGCATGAGGAATTCAGTCACCTGTTCGGTGAACCTACAGCGCCGGTTGTGGTCACGCCCACGCCGCCGGTTGCTACGCCCAAACCGACGAAGCCGGTCCTGCTCGGCTTGCACGCCGGAGCGGACGGCGGCGACATCGGCACGCTGGAAATGCGCGAGTTTCAGACGCTGGCGCCGGGCGTGATTAAGGTTCTGTCCAGTTCATCTGAGTTCACCGTGCGCACATTGGCCGTCCAGCATCCAAAGGCCGCGTTCATCGTGCGCGCCTTTCTGGATATCGGCGGCAGGCCGGTCACGCCGGAACAGTTCGTTGACTGGACCTTGCCGGACGTGCGCAGATCGGTGAACGCACTGGCCGGGCATGAGGTATGGGTAGAGCTGCACAATGAGCCGAACCTGACAATGGAAGGGCTGAAAGCGGCGTGGGCCAGCGGCGCGTATTTCAACATCTGGTATCTGAAGCTGCTCGGCCTGTATCGCAGGGCGCTGCCGGGCGGGCGCTTCCTGTTTCCGGGGCTGTCACCGGGCGGGGACATCGCCGGTATTCGTGAGGATAGTTTCGGATTCCTGACCGCTTGCGCGGGCGCGGTCAACGCTTCCGACGGCCTGGCGGTGCATGGCTACTTTGCGCCGCAATCCGGCTGGTCAATGGAGCGCACGCTGGATCAGATCGGGCCGGTCGCGAACCTGTTTGCGCACAAGGCGCTCTGGGTAACTGAGGCGAGTAACAACCAGCCCGGCGCGACACCGAGCGAGAAGGCGGCGCAGTACGTGCGCTTTGCTAAAGAGTTGGCCCGGTGGCCGAACGTGCGCGGCGTGACCTACTTTGTGGCGAGCGCCTCTAATCCGGCGTGGGGCTGGCAATCCGGCGGCAGCGCGGAAACGTGGGTCCCGGTCGGCATGGCGGCTCTTGTGAAGGAGCGTGGCGGGTGACATTCTCAACCTCGTGGCAAAAGCGGCTGCCGGTGCGTGACGTGTGGTATGTGCATGTCACGTTCCGGCACGCGGTAGACGGCCGTACGGAAGAGCTGATCGAATGCCCGTCGCGGCAGGTCGCGGAACTGTGGCTGCATCATATACCGCTTAATCAGGTGCGGGCGCTGGATCATCCGCTGGAAACCGCCGACGAATATAACTGGCTGAACATTCGCAGCGCAACGCTGAAACAGGGAGCATCACTGAATTAGGCCGCAAGGGAACTCCCTCTGTGGCCTTTTTCTTTGCAGAAGATTATGAGCGACCAAGAAGTAATTCGCACGCCGATCAGTGACAACATCGAAGAAATAGAAGCGCCGCATTCCAAGTCTATCCGCTCGCTGGAACAGCTACTCGCAGCCGGGCGGGTGGATCAGAAGACGTGGAAGGTGCTGCAATGGAACCTGAACACGTGGGAAAGCGCGGCCAAGCGCGGGTCCGGCGACGACGCTGAGTGGATGGTGCAGGACTTGTGGCAGGTCAAGGCGACGCTTATTCGCAAGAAGATGGTCGCGCAGTTCCCGATTGTGCGCCCGCTGAAGGTAGAGCGCACAGTGCGCCAGGTCAAGTCTTCGCAGTACCGGCGGCCGCAAGGGATCGAGACGACGCTCATCGTGCCGGATATGCACATCGGCTTCGTGCGCGACCCGAAGAGCGGCGAGCTTGAACCGCTGCACGACATGCGGGCGATGGACGTGGTGTTGCAGGTCGCGGCTGAATTACGGCCGCATAACCTGATCATCCTCGGTGATGTGCTCGATCTCGCTGAGTGGTCTACCAAATTCTTGTCATCGCCGGATTTTGAGCAGACCACGCAACCGGCCGTGATCGCCGCCAACTGGTATCTCGGCGCGCTGCATGACGTGACACCGGGGAGCCGCGCGGTGGTGCTGGAAGGGAACCACGACAAGCGCGTCGAAACCGCACTGTTGACAAACATGAAAGCCGCCTATGGCCTGCGTCCGGCTGATGAGCTGGCCTTGCCGCCCGCCATGTCAGTGCCGCGTCTGCTTGCACTACACAAGCTCGGCTACGCTTACAGTGCGGCGTACCCCAATGGCGAGTATTGGCTAAGTGACAGCCTGTACTGTCAACATGGCAACATAGCGCGGAAGGGTGGAGGAAAGAGCACGTCCGCGGTTATTAAGGATTTGGACGTGTCTGCAATTTTCGGACACATCCACCGCCTGGAACAGGCCATGCGCACGACGTTCAGCCAGAGCGACACGCGCACCATCGGCGCGTATGCTTGCGGCTGCCTGTGCCGGATTGATGGCATCGTACCGGGCACGAAAGCGCGTCAGGATTGGCAGCAAGGTTATGGTGTTTGTCATACAACGCCGGACGGGCAGGCGACGGTGCAGCTCTATGAGATCACGAAGGGGCGGTCACTGTTCGGAAACAAGCTGTTCGTCGGGGAAGATCGCACGGCCGTGCTGCGGGAAGATACCGGCTGGAATTTTGCGGTGGCGGGGCAGAAGGAAAAGCAGCAGCCCGCCTGATGTATGGCTAGGGCCTTGCGGCCGCACGGCTTGGAGCCGACTTTCGCCAATACATAAGCGGGCCGCGCACCCAACCACCGAAGCGATTGGGGGGATGCGATACCGCTATGGGTATCCACCTGCGCTTAACGCATTAGGGATAGTATAGCACAAGAAAACCGCCGCCTCGTAAGGCGGCGGGGGCCGGTGAGCCGCGTGGCCCATCCGGGGATGGTTTCTGTAAGTATAGCATCACTCTTCAATCGGAGCGGCCAGCGAAGGCGCGACAGACTAAGGCAGGGGAGGCGGCAACGTGTCGCAGAGCCAGTGCTGGAACAGGCTCTTCGTGAATTTTTCGTCAAACATGATGACCGGCACGCCCAAGAAGGCGTCGGCAAGGCTTGTGCCTTCCACCGCCTTCAGCGGCAGCGCGTCGAAGTCGGCGCGGTCGATGACCACGTACAGACGGCCGTCCTTAAGCGGCCAGCGGGCGATCTTGCCGCGCATGGCCGGGCTATCGGTGACGACGATAGCGGTGATTCTTTCGGGTTGGCCCGCTTCGAGATCGCTTCTTACTTTGCGCATGTCGTCGAGGATAGTCATGTTACCTCCTTTGGAGCAGGGCGGTACAGCGCGTTCAACTGATCCACTGTCAAGCCGTGCCGCTTGCAGAACAAGTGCACTATACTATAATGTTCAACTCCATATTTTGGGAAAGTTGAGCATAGATTTGGAATTTATATTATACTGAATGGTGAAAATGGTTGGCTCTCCAATAATGTACAGACGGAAGCAGATAGAATCAATTATATATGTCGCCAATCGGGCAAAAAACCCGACTGTCCTCAAGGTCTTCAATCTGCTGTACCTTGCAGACCTAGAGCATCTAAGCCGCTACGGCCGTTTCATAACCTATGACCGGTATGTCGCCATGGAAAACGGCCCCGTCCCTGCGAAAATGTATGACCTGACCAAGGAATCTGGTGCCGCCGACAGTATCGAAGGCTTTGTTGTGCCGCCAAAACCATCTGGTGAGCGCGGGCGTGAGATTGTGACGCAGAGGGATGCAGACCTGGACGAATTCAGTCAATCAGACCTGCAATGCCTGGACGAAATCATAGCAAACTACGGCACATATTCAATTTCCGATCTCGTGCATAGATGTCACGATGCGGCATGGAACAAGACCACCGGCGACGGGGCAATGTTTGCTGACCAATCTTCCAGCAAGTCCAAACCTATTGATCTCGCTGACATCGTCGATATGTTGTCGAACGCAGACGAAGTGAGGCTGCACTTGCAGTCACATGTCTGTTGAGTACTGGTTAATCAGCTCTTGCGCGAAGTCGTTGCTGTAAATCACCGGCACATCAGTCAGTTTCCGAGCCGTCGAACTGGCCGCGTTTGTCGGCAGTAAGTCTTCCAGCTTGTCCATGTCTGCCTTGCTCATGAGCAGGTACATACGGCCGTCTTTACGACTGGTGATGTGGAGCATGTGCCCCGCTGCCACGTAGTCAGTGACGACTACGCCGGAAAGTGGCCTTTTCGGGTTGGCCCCGCGCAATTCGTTGACTGCTTTTTGTAAGTCGTCGATGGTTGTCATCCGCCAAACACCGCCATCAACAGCCACATCGCAAACGCGCCGAACGCGGCGGCGATGAGCAGCGGGAGCAGGGTGGAGAGGAATGATGGTTCTTTATCCGGCCTGCCAAAGTCGCAGTCAGGAACCGGCTGTATCGGCACCTCTGTGTCAGTGCGCTTCTGGTAACGGCCGTCTAGTTCCTTGATGAGTCTCCACTTTTCCATGTCTTTCCGAGTTTCTTTGATTATCATTTCACCTCCATCGGGGCAGGGCGGTACAACTCATTCAACTCATTCACGGTCAAGCTATGGCGCTTGCAGAACCAGCGCACGATCACGGCACGTTCGGCCTGCGTTTCGGCGCGATTGAAATTGCGCTCAAGTTCGGCAAGATCGGCGGCGGTTGGGGCTGGAAGTGTGTCGGTGCTCATGGGCGGTTCCTTTTGCGGGGTGGGGCGGTGACTAGCCCTACGATAATTCTATAATTAAATTAACTGTCATTAGCCACAAATCGGAAAACTAAAGTATAACGCCATTCTCAAAGGCTGAATCGACACTGTATTCAGGCAGGAAGTAAGCATAGCTTTCGCGCGTCGTCTCTGCACTGACATGGTTAAGAATTTCCTGAACCGCTTCCAGCCCAACGCCATTCTGCAACATCGTAGCGGCGCGGTAATGCCGGATGTGATGTGGCGTGACACGGCCGTCCAGGCCAAGCGTCCGCATGGGCCGCTTGATTGCATTGTAAATTGAGGTAACGCTCAGGCGCTTGCCGTCGCTGTTGCGCGAGTGAGAGACAAACAGTGCCTCATTCGTGTCGGTTCGTTCGCTCAGGTACGCTCCCAGCGCGGGCACGGCGCGGCTGCTCCCATTGCGCAGCAAGCGCAGAACGTGCGGCCGGTTGCCCTTGCCTTTCACGCTCACAAGACGGCCGTCTTTCAATGCGGCGAAATCGGAGCGCGTCAATCTGCCCACTTCGGCCGTGCGTGCGGCCGTTTCGTACAGTGTCCAAAACAGCGCAGTATCTCGCAGCGCAGTCAGGCGACGGCCAAACGAGTCGTCTTCGGTTGGCGGTTCTAATACTTCAAAGTAGGCTCTGAGCTTCGGGATGCCATCCATCCATAACTCGTGATACAGTACGCGGTCGCGCCATGTGCGATCTGGCGGAAGTGGCGCTTCCTTACGGATTCTGTTATCAAGCGCGTCAAAATTGATGATTGGTGCGCCGCCTACTTCACCGACGACAAAGTGCAGGTAACGAGAAACTACCGTCCAGTAGGTATTGATCGTTTTGCCCTTTGAGTATTCATCGCTCAGATGCAAGCGAAACGCGAAGGCGGTTTCGCCACTTAACGGGCGCTTACCGGCCTCGGAACAAAATTTCTCGAACTTGCGGAGTGCGGATTTGTAGGTTAAAAACGTCTTTCCCTTGTCAATGTACTGATCAAGAAACTCGCCAGAGTACGGAAGACTCGCCCCGCCCTGCTGTTGTGATGTAGAATGGTTGCTATTCATGGTTGCACCTCCGTTGTGCACTGTGGGTCACGCTCAGGGATGGTGAGACATCGCCTGAGCACTTCGTTAATACACCCATAATTATAGCACGTTTGTTCGGGAAGATGAAGTAATTGACGGCTATTATTGCCCGCCAACAAACTCCGCAGGATTGACCAGATTAAGCCCTGCGTCTGTCACAAACCCCGGCAAATTAATCACGGTCGAAACATCCCCCCACTCGATCACGATACCGCCACAACTCTCGTCCTCGATTATTTTGGCGACGGCGCGACCTTCGGGCCAGTCGATGTTACCTAGCTCGTGGTTAACCGCCGCGCCCCACAGTCTCCCACGGCCCGCCCTGCCGCGCCGACTTCTCACCTCACTCGCAACGGCCGTGGGCAGGCAGACAATCAACTCTTTGCTATCCTGCTCGTGGTTTTTGTAGAGATACTCTGTGCTGCGCTGGCTAAGCCACCAAACCGCGTACTTGTTATTTGCGTTCATGTCAGCATCCTTACTCTCCCGCGCCTCTACACTCATTACCATCTTCCGCAAAATCTCTTGCATAGACACGGTATACAGTTGTCCATCGATTTCGACGACCGGCGAATACTCGTTAGTGCAGTTCGGCCGTACAAGTGCCGCCTCGTAGTCTTTGCCGTCATGGCGCGTAACGCCAATGGTATCGAGCATAGATGGGTTCACGCTCGTTCTAGACACGTCAATTTCTATCCTCATCGGTTCCAAATGCCTCACCTTTTCACCGTGTACGTAGTAGTCGTACTCTTGCGCAGATCGTGTCTTTCGGCCGTGACACTGGCGACGTAGTGGTACATAAAGACACCATTTGCCAAAGGTACACCAGAGAGGTCAACTTCGCTGATCTTATATCCAGTCTTCTGCGAAAACTCAAAACACAAGTCGCTTATCTGCTTAGCGAGTGCTGCCAGTTCAGATTGCACATCCAATTGCTCAGCAGTCGTTTCTTGTGTGTCTTTATCCTTGCTCATTGTCATCTCCACTTACCAGTATAAGCCAGTCAATTTCGGGGAAGTAACAGAACCGCTGCACGTATCGCTCCCCGCTTTCGTCGCGCAGCGCAGTGCGCAGGATCGGCGCGGTGAGGGTGCGTCCTAGCGCTGCTGGCTGACTAAAATCAGGATCGGTATCTGCAAACCAATCATGGCTCACCGTCGGCGGCATCGGGAGATTGATATGGTTCAGATCGGGATCGACCCGGAGGCGTTTAACTTTCATGGCGGTCTGATATGACAGATACCTGTACAGAGCATATTCGGCGCGTGTCTTTTTGCCAAGAATCCAGTTGTTGACAATATCTACCCATTGGTAGAACGCAGCGCGAAAGTGACCGCAGTCGGCCTCAAAGGTGACTTTGCAACCGCCGCGCGCGGCGCAATATTCCCACACGATCTCTATGGTTCCTGTGTCTAGATCGGGAACGACAGTGCGCCACATCCAAGCCGGTATCTCTCTTTCAACACAGTCAATGGTTCTCTGTACCGGGTTCACCTTATCCCCCTGCTCCGACATCAAACACCTTGCCGATGGCGTCGATTATCTCATTTACGCCAACGCCCTTTCTCTCGGCCATCTTGTTAAACTCGATTATGTACATGAGGTGTCTCGATCCTTCGTCGAACTTGCTTGTCCGCGCGAACAGAATCCATATGTCGCGCTGCAATAATTCAGGGCTGCTGCTGTAGTCGAATTGCGGGTTGGCGTAGAACCTGTTGCGCAGCTCGTCGTTGTCGATCATTTCGACGTAGGCGGTGAGCAGTTGGTCTAACATCATTTCTCCGGCCATAGGTCCCATAGCTCCAATTGCCCTGCGTCGATCTGCCTCTGTCGCCGCGTCTGCGCCGCGTTCGCCGCGTGATAGGGCGCGTCGTAGGAAAGGTGACAAAGTTGACACATGGCACGAAGGTTGTCCAGATCGTTGTTGGTCGTGTCGTGATCCAGGTGCGCAGTCGTGAGCACAACCATACTACCGGTTTCGGGATGCGGCCGCCCATGCTCGGCGCGGCAGTCTGGGTACAGCGGCGATCCTTCGCAGCAGCCGCCCGCGCGCACGAAGCGGACGTAGTGGCTGAGTTCTTCCCAGTTGTCGGGATAGTCGGCGCGGTTCATTGGCATGGTTTACCCTTCCTCTACCTCATAACCGAGTGCACGAAAATCAGCAGCGGTCATGAACACGCTACCGAAAGGCCACGGTATCTCGGCAATCGGTTCATTATCCTTCGGGTAACACTTCGGGCAAACCCACGATAGATGACAGCCCTCGCCCCAAATGATTGTTGCCAGGCGCTGAGCCGCTTCACCACAGTCGGGACAAAAGACAAGCACGTCTTGCTCTCGCATCTCTTGCAGCTCCCGCTCGTGAAGCGCCTTATTACACGCATCTCGCAGCGCCTCGATTTCGGTGCGTGCAAAGTAGCCGATAATACGGCCGTTGTAACCTGTGGGCGGCGGCGTCGCGAACACAACCGGCTTGGCTACATACTCGCACCCATCCAGAGAGGCGCTGGCCCGCAGCTCGTACCTGCCTTCTTCATCGTTGTACCTGACATCGAACACGACATCGGCAGGCCAAAGGCTGCCTTGCTCATTTTCGTTGCTCATTTCACCACCCAAACCGCAACAGAGCCAGGATCACAAGCACAGATGTAAGCGCCCCTGCTAGAAACATCACCACGCCATACACAAACCGCGCCCAGTCAGAGCCGCCGCCATCTCTGAAGGTCGTATCTGGCACGGGACGGATCGGCACTTCCGTATCCTTCCGCTTCTGGTAACGGCCGTCCAAATCATCGATCAACATCCAATATTCGTCACTGCCTTTTTTCATTACGCATTCTCCTTTATCATCCCCACACGCCCGCGCGCATGGCGTCAATTGTGACCACAGCCAGCCCGGTGGCACTGAAGACAAGCGCCCACAGCCCAATTTTGCGTAGTGCGCCGCGCCATGACAGGACGGCAGTTAAGGCGGGCACGAACAGGAGCCAGGTCAGCGGCACGCCGCAGCGGAATAGTGTGAGCAGCGCGGCCTTATCCATTTCTGCCCACCCGCCCGCCGATGGCCGCGCTGCGCAGCCATCTCATCTCTTTCAGCAGTGCCGCCGCCTCCACCGGCCCTACGGAGATGCGCACACCATCAGCGGCGCAGCATTCCAGCGCGACTATGATTTGAGCCAGGGCTTCTGCTAATTGTTCGTCGGTGTAGTTGCTCGTCTCATTCATTCTTGCCTCTTTCCTCTGCGGCCAAACAGCCCGCGTACAATTTCCTCCACTTCTTCCATGCCGCTGCTGTGGTACTGGCAGTCTGGCGCGATTAGGCCACGGCTCAAATACGCCCCGTCGCAGGTGCACTCCGGAACCCACTTCAATATTTCTCTCAGCGCTTCATCCCGTGCCTGCGCCGCGTCAACTTCGCGGGCGGGTATGTCTACAATGATGCGCCCAAGGTGGGCCTGCAAGCTGGTTAGCAGCGCGTTTAGCCGTTCTGCTTCGGCCGCTTGTCCGACTAATGTGGCCTGCTTTTCCAGAAGTTCATTCACGCCTTTTAGCCACACCGCCGCCTCCGTTTCAATGGCCTGCGTCCTCTCACGTTTCGCTATGTCGGCACGGATGTATTCCGTATCTCCGTCGCCAACTGGTTCATCGTAGAACAGTTCGTACCATTCTTGGCTGGTGTACTCTGTGATATATGCACCAATACGCTCCGGAGGTCTGCCCATCTCGCTTCTCCCCCTGTCCTCTCGACCATCGCCAACAAACACCTCACCAATCCGATGCTGCAAATCTTGCGGCAGGTTGGCGTAGTCGATGTGTGGTAGCAGGTCGTGGAGCAAGGTCTGTAGTTTTGCGGCCCGATCGCGACGCTCTGGATCGAGGCCGAACTCGCTTGCGGCTCTCTTGTCACTATCACCTTCAAAGCCTTTTAACATCTCATTCTCCACAACCGCAGCACACGGCCGTTTCGCGTCGTCTCTGTCCCTTCTTCCACGAAGCCGCGTCGTTCGTACCAGCCGTTGGCGGCCAAATCAGCCGGGCACTTCGCAAACAGGCTCGTCGCGCCGGGCGTCGTTTTCAGCGTTTCCAGCATCGCCGAGCCAGCGCCCGGCCGCGTGCTGATAATCTCGCGGATGGTGAGCTGCCCGTCGCGGCGCAGATGCCAATGGGCCATGCCACCCTCGACCAGGAGCAGCTCGCCGCGCTGCGCTGATTCGTAAAGCGTTTCAAAAATCATCGTCTTCCATCTCCATCGTGCTCGTACCGTCGCTCAATCGCCACGCTACAAACGCCGGTGACGTGACAGTGATGACCACCTGCCCGATGCCGCAATACATGAGGTAGTCGCCGTGGCGCTCGCAGATCACATCGCCGTAGGGGCTGCCGTCGCGGTTAACGATGCGGGCCTCGATGGTCACGTTTTCCGGCGGCTGGGCGGCGCTTTCAATCCATTCGTTCATTTCGTCACCTACCAAAGCAGCCACTCGGATAGCTGCTTTTCGTCGTCGTCGGCAATGCGGCGTAAGGCATCAGCGACAATATTATGCGCCGATCCGACCACATCATCGTCAATCGCCGCAGCTGCTTCCAGCCGCGCAATCTCTTTCAGCGCGGCGATTTGCTTTCGCAAGTCGTCTATCTGGTCCTGTACGTTGTTCGCGCACAGTTCATAGATCGGGAGCGCCTCGGTGCAGGCTTCGGCCATTTCCGCGAACCACGGATCGTCTACGTCCTCCCCAAGTTCAGCGACCATCGCCTGATTCTCTGCCTGGTGCAACCGCGCCTGCTTCTGCAACGCTTCAGCCCACGTAGACGCGGTGCGATTTGCCCAGTAGGCGCGCTCTTCGCGTTCTTTGCGCTGCGTTGCCCAGCGGTGCCGCTGTTCTTCTTCAAAATTGTCCACCTGATCGCGGAGCTGCTCTTTTTCGTAGTCGTATGTTATGTCGCTCATTTCGTCACCTCATCCGGCAGCTCCGGCAGCTTTTGCCAGTGCGTAATCTTCGGCCTGGCAGTCGGCACGCCTGCCGCACACCACAGCAGACTGCGCTTTTGTTGCGCGTCGTCAAAGCCCTCACCAACGTAGGCGAGGGTGTAGCGTTGACCATGTTCCAAAGCCAATACCAGCTTGTATGGTTCCGGCTGGGCGTCTGTTGCGTCTATCCATTCGTTTGCCTGGTTCATCTCGTCCCCTCGCGCTGCGCCAACTCCGCTTTAATCTTCTGAACAATGGCGCGGTTTGTGTCTAGTCGGTCCTGCACCGAGCCGCCGCTGTAGGTGGCGATGCCCTCGCGGATCGCGATTGTGCAGACCTTAATGTCTTGCAGCGACGCGGCCAGATCGTTTTCGAGTTCGCTCGTAGGTATCTCTGTGATGTCATTCATTGCGCTCCCTCACTCCAATACATTCATTTGCTTCAGCCGCGCCGCACATCGGGCGCAAATCGGCGCGTCGTCGTAGGTGTCCCACTTGTTTAAGGCAGACCAGCCTCCGCTCCTGCGACCAGGTTGCGTTCCGCAGATGGCGCGCCAAGATATTCGATTCCCGCGCTCAACTTCCAGTGGTAGCAAATGCAACACCCGGCCAGCAGGGTCGGTGTCGGTTCGGTTGCGCCCCTGCTTCCAACAGTAAACGAATTCGCACATGCGCCCTTCGCTGTACGCGCGTGTCGTGCGTCGATGCAGGTGATCGTAATACGTAAAAGTTCGATTCATCAACGCTTCGTGACGTTCGCGTGCTTCGCGTTCTGCGATTTCCTCAGCGGTCGGCGGGACCCAATCCGGTCCCATCAGCGCGATCAACATCTTTTCAAAGCTCATCTCGCCTCCCCCTGCCCCGCAGCCGCCCAACCCGCAAACAGCGTGTCCGGTCGCGGGATAAAGGAGTTGCCGGTGCGGAACGTGTCGGTCTGGGCATGGTACGTGGCGAACGTGGCTCCGAGATCGTATACACGGCCGTCTTCCATGATCTTCACTGCCGCGTCGTCGCCGATGGCGTCGTCGCGATCCTGGCCGCCCGAAAATTTGCTTTCAAAATACTTGTCCAATAAGTCGCTCATCGTTTTGCTCCTTGCTCTCGCTACTCAAATGCCTAACTAATCTAATTTTATCATGTATACATGAAATGTCAATAACTAATTGACCGGTTCATGGCCGCAATCTTTACACGTCAATAACCACGTGATATACTGCCGGTTATGAAGTGGATTGCCGCGTTCCTTATCACTTTCGCCCTTGCCTTCATTTTTGGCGCTCTCTCTGTCGTTGCCGACAACCCCCTGCTCGACGCAGCCGCGTCGGCTATTGCCCCCACGCCGCCCGATCCATACCAGCAATTACTCGACGCTCGCGCCGCAGAAGGCAGCAGCGTGCCGCTGTTCGTGGCCGCCGCGCTCATGGGCGTGGTGCTGGTCGGTATCGGCTGGTACGCGCTTTCGGAGCGCACGACCAAGACGCTGCGCGCCTTCAACACCGCGCGACGACCGGTGCGCACACGCCGCGTTCAGCCGCTGCAACAGGACCAGTACCAGCCCGCGCAGTTTCAACCGATCCAACCCATCGCTCTTCCTGAAGTATCGGAGGTCTAGCCGATGAAACAATTCGCCACGCTTGCCGCGTTCTTCGCCCTGCTGCTCCTTGCCGGATGCGCGCCCGCGCCGACCGGCAGCAGCCAGGCCGCCTACGTCGCCCTACCCGCGCAGGACGCCGCCGACGCGCGGGCCACGATTGCCGCGGCCGACATCGCGATTCAGGCGACGCGAGAAGTCGGCGCGCAGCAGACGGCCGTCGCGGTCGATGCGACGCGGGCATGGATCGCCGCCGCAACCGCTGAGGCGCAGGCGGCGACGCGGCAGGCGCAGGCCACGACGCAGGCACTGCAAGGCCAGCAGACAGTTGTCGCCTTACAGATGGCGGTAGACGAAGCCACGCGCGTCGCGCAGGCCGAGCAGACGGCCGTCGCGGTCACAATTGCCGCTGAGCAGGCGCGCGAAGAGCTGCGCGCCGGAAACACGCTCATGCTGCGTCAGGCCGAAGAAGAGCGGATGCAGTCCGGCATCTTTTGGCGTAACGTGTTCAATGGCCTGCTGGCGACGTTGCTGTTTGCCGGTGTTCTCTCGCTGCTCATGATCGCCGGGTCGGTTGTGGCCCGCGTTCGTTCGCTGAACGATAATCCAGTCCGGCAGTACAACGACAGCGACGCGCAGATTAACATCCTCGTCGTGCCAAATGGCTTGTTCGGCACCGACGTGCGGCAGATCGGACGGCCGTCTACAGTCGTGCCGCAGCTCCCCCCGCCCTCGATCCCGCAACTACCCGCGCCGCTGCGCGAACTGCCGGAAATCCAGATCGGCCATGTGTTGGTTGCCGGACAAAGCGGATCGGGCAAGAGCAGTGTCATGCGAGCGATCATCCGCCACCGCCAAAACGTGGTTGTGCTCGATCCACACGCGGCGCCAGGTGAATGGAACGCCGCTCGCGTCATCGGCATGGAAGGCAACTTCGACGAGATCGCCGACTTCTTCGGCTGGATGGACGCCGAACTGGATCGGCGCATGGGCCTGCGCGGGCGCGGTGAGCAATTGGATTTTGATCCGATGACTGTCGCTACTGACGAAATGCCTGCTATTGTGGATCGGCTTGGGCGCGACGTGGCAAACTCGGCGTGGGTTTCGTGGGTGCGACAAGGGCGCAAGTACGGGCTGTTCGTCATGATCTCCACGCAATCGACGCGAGTGAAGTCGTTGGGGATCCCCGGCGAGGGCGACCTGGTCAAGCAATTTGAAGCGGTGATCAGCCTCGGCACTGAGGCGACCGACAACTATCGCACCCTGCTCAATACCGCGCCTCCCGGCAAGGCCGTGCTTCAACTGGCCGGGCAAGCCCCGCGCGTGATCCGCGTGCCGAACGTGCCCGCCTTTGCCGGGGCATCCGGCTCCCCTGCCGGGGCCAGCTTTGCGGCCGGCAGATCGCAAAATGGCGGGAATGGCTACGCAGGCAGCGCCGCGTCTGATCTGTTCCGGCCTCGTGCGGACGCGCCGGTCGTGGTGGAGCAAGGCGGTGGGATTGACACGCCGCATGGATTCGTGACCGCTGCTGAGGTCGATGAGATTTTGCACTACGGCCGTAATATGTCTTCGCTGCGCGGCGTGGCGTACAATGTATACGGCTCCACCGGCGGCGCGGGATTTTACAAGACGCGGGCGGTGCTAGACCGGCATGGCGTTGCGCCGGGCGCGTAGCATTTAGGTCGCAAGTAAGGATTTGAGCATGCAAACTGACATGGCGGCCGCCAACGAAGCCATGCTAGAGATTGCCGTCAACGCGGCTGCGGCCGGGCATGACCTCAGCGGCTTCGAGCCTGTAGAGGATGCGGACGGCCGTGCGAACGGCTGGCAAGCACGGTGCAGGATTTGCGGCATGACCGCGTGGGTTGGTCTGAACGGAGTGCAATACAGCCTGTTAGAGGATGTTTGCGAATGACAAAGCCGATCACCCGCAACACGCTCTTCTACGGCGACAATCTAGGCGTTCTGCGCAACTATGTGCCAGATGAGAGCGTTGATCTTGTCTATCTCGATCCGCCGTTCAATTCCAAGCGCACTTATAACGTCCTGTTCAAGCAAGAAAGCGGGGAAGAATCCGAAGCGCAGATCGCCGCGTTTGATGACACTTGGCACTGGGATCAATCCACGGCCGCGCAGTATCACGAATTGATCACCGAAGCGCCCGATCATATCAGCCGCATGATCGGGGCCATGCGGGAATTCATCGGCACGAATCAGATGATGGCCTATCTGGTCATGATGGCCGCCCGCCTGATCGAACTGCACCGCGTCCTCAAACCCACCGGCAGCCTCTACCTGCACTGCGACCCGACGGCCAGTCACTACCTAAAAGTTGTCCTGGATACAATTTTTGAGCCGCAAAACTTCACAAATGAAATTATCTGGAAGCGCACAAACACGCACAATGATGCAACGACAAAGTTCCCAGATGTAGCAGATATTATCTTGCTATATTCAAAATCAAGAAAGAGCTTGTTTATTCCACAGCATTCAGAACATGATCCGAAATACATTAAGAATTTTTATCGTCATGATGATAATGACGGACGGGGTCCATACACCTTAGATAATATGGCAAGTCCTAATCCACGCCCTAACATGATGTATGATTGGAAGGGCTATCCATACCCAACAATGGGCTGGCGTTACCAGGAAGAAACGATGGCCAAATTGGATCAGGAAGGGCGAATTTATTATCCCAAAAACAAAGACGGTTCTTTTGACACCACCAAAAGGCTAAGGTTAAAGCGCTATCTACATGAGCAGCCGGGTCCAGTTATCGGGAACGTTTGGACAGATATATCCCCTGTATCTGCTCATGCCACAGAGCGTTTAGGATACCCTACGCAGAAACCTATAGAACTTCTGGAACGCATCATCTCCGCCAGCAGCAACCCCGGCGACGTCGTCCTCGACCCGTTCTGCGGCTGCGGCACGACCATCGCCGCCGCCCAAAAGCTGGAGCGCCGCTGGATCGGCATCGACATCACCCACCTCTCGATCACGCTCATGAAATATCGCCTGCAAGAGATGTTCCCCGACGCCGAATTCGCCATCATCGGCGAGCCGGCCGACCTGGACGGCGCGCGCCGCCTGGCCGCGCAAGACCGCCACCAGTTTGAATGGTGGGCGCTGTCGCTGGTCAAGGCACGGCCGTCCGGCGGCGCAGCGGGCAGCAAGCGCGGCAAAAAAGGCGCGGACCAGGGCATCGACGGCGTGATCACCTTCATCGACGACGCCGGCGGCGCGCCCAAACGGATCATCGTGCAGGTCAAAAGCGGCCACGTCAAAAGCGGCGACATCCGCGACCTGGCCGGCACCATCGAGCGCGAGAAGGCCGCTATGGGGATATACATCACGCTTGAAGAGCCAACGAAGCCAATGATTACTGAAGCGGCTTCGGCCGGGTACTATCACTCGCCGGGCTGGAATCAAGACTATCCGCGAATTCAGATTCTAACGATCCGGGAGCTGCTCAACGGCGCGGCTGTAAAGATGCCGCCCGCAGGAATGACCTTCAAGCAAGCGGAGCGAGTGAAGGAATCGGGGGCAGTCCAGAAAGGTTTGTTCGATGGCTGATAAAGAGCTGCAAACACTGGATCAAAAAACAGTCGATTTCTACGGCGACGAATTGGCGGCGGCCCGCCTTGATGACGGCCGTATCTACGCCAGTCTGCGGCATATGTGCCAGGCGCTAGATATTGACACAACAGGCCAGCGGCAGCGGATCAACCGGCACAAGGTTCTCAATTCGGGGCTAGGGGTTTGCAAATTACAAACCCCTGGGGGATTGCAAGATTCTTACGTGCTGCGCGTCGATCTGGTTCCGCTATGGTTGACTGGCATCCGTACAAGCGCAGTCAATGAGACAGTCCGACCGAAACTGGAAAAGTTTCAGGAAGAGGCGGCTGCCGTTTTATGGGAGGCGTTCCAAGAAGGGCGACTAACTGCCGATACATCATTTGATGATCTGCTGGCCAGCGACAGCCCGACAGCCCAAGCCTACAGAATGGCTCAAGCGGTGATGACACTGGCACGGCAGCAGCTCCTAATTGAAAGCCGCGTCGTCAACGTGGAAGGTCGCTTGGAGTTGATCGAAGCGCAGCTGGGCGCCTCAGATCGGTTTGTTACCGAGGACCAGGCCAGCCAGATCAGCCAAGCCGTGAAAGCGGTGGCAATGGTTCTGAGCAAGGCCAGCGGCACGAATCAATACGGATCAGTGTATGGCGAGCTGTATCGGAAGTTTGGCATCACCTCATACAAGCAGCTCCCGGCCGCAAGGTTCGAGGAAGCAATGGCATTTCTTACTTCTCGTTTCCGATACCACTCGGCGCTGCTAATGTACTTGCTGTAACCTTTCATCGTTTCAATCCATTGTCACCTCAATTTTTACTATCCTTGCCCAGGCAAGCCACGCCGGGCCTTGCCCAGCATCGCCCCGTCAGGCCTCACCCCGCCTTGAACGTAAAACAGCCACCCTTTACTTCGTAAGTTGTTGAGGCCTACGGCGGTGGTCCCGCTCAAGCAAAGGGTGGCTGTTTTGCCACGAAGTATTAAGTTTTCATTCAGCGGGTACAAAAACACCACCGCATTCCGTAAGCCTCAACAAAAATAATTATAGCACGGCCGTTCCAGTAGTCAACAACCAAACCGCATGATATTAATGATCGCATCTCCACAGTTAATCAATCAACTTAACTCTGGAAAGCAAAAGGCCCAACCGGTGATGGTTGGGCCTTTTGTATTTCAGGCGCTACGGCCGTCTCCGCCCGCGCTTTTGCCCGCTTTTGTAGCGCTTGCGGTAGCGCTTCAAGGGCGCTTCTGCTCTCTGTAGCGGCCGCTACAGGCCGCTTCACATGCGCTTCAGGCGCAGCGGTCCGTAGCGGGCCGGAAGCGCCTGCTGTAGCGGGCATTTTCAGGCGCTCCCCCTGCCCTTGCCGGTCCCTGAAGTATTCCAATTAGTTATTGACATATCATGTATACATGATATACTTAGAGTAGTTGAGAGCAAGAGTAGTTAACAGTTTAGGAGTACGAGCAATGACAACTTACACGAACGAAACCTACGCCAAACATTACCCGCAACTGGTCGCCCAGGCCGTCGCCGCCGGTTATGTCGCTGAAGACGATCCGACCGATGTCGATGTCGTCGAATACATCAAAAGCGAGCATGTGGACGCTTTCAAGGCCTACGCCGATTGCGGCCTGAGTGACGCCGAAGCGGTCGAACTCTTATCCGAGTACGATTGCGATTACGATGAAGCCCTGCGCGGCGGGGAAGTGCAGCCACATGACCCTTACGCTCATGTGAGCTTCTAAAGATTAGTGGGCGCGGGCTGGAACCCGCGCCCGCACTCGCCACAGGACAACGCAATGATAAAAGCAACCAACGTCACATTTACAACGAATTCCCCGCGAGCCTCCCTTGCCATCGACTGTACCGGCCTGAGCCTTGTCACGTACAATGGCAAGCCGATGATGCTGGCCTATGGCGACGGGGCGCGCACGAGGGAGGCGATTTGTCAGCTCTACGAAGAGGTAAACGGCACCCCTCCCCTCGCGCCGGAAGATCCGTACTTTCGCGGATTCCAGGCCATTGGCGGATACCAGCCGCATGTGGGCGACAAGTGGCAATTAGCAGACGAGCGCGCGCGGCAGATGATGATCATGGACCCCGATCCGGAGATTGACGGGGTGCGTGCGCAGTGGGTGCGCTTCATTGGCTATCATGGCGCGCCCGCTTTCTTCCCTGAAGTTTTGCCGGCCGCTGCCCTTGACGGCGCGCGGCCGTGGGAGTAGGAACGAAATGAAAAAGACCATGACCATTTTCTGCACACCGGAAGCCTTCATCGCTCGCGTCACCGAGAGCGGTCAAGGCTGCACGACAGTCACGCGCGAGTACCGCATTCATGGCCTGAGCATCCGGCGGTTCTACGCCCTGAGCGGCGGCAAGCACACGGCCGTGTCTCTCAGCGACCACAGTTACGAGGTCTATCTGCGGCGGCTCCGGCTCAACGAGAAAGAGGGGGTTAAGATGGATAAGCCTCGGTATGAGCTGCTGCTGGCATCGAGGGCGATGAACGACGAGGCGAAAGGAAGCTAAGATGAACGAAGAAGAGTACAAGCAGCACCTTGACGAGATAGCCGAAAAAGCGCACAAGGACATGACAAAAGTTCAGACCGCGTTCGGCACGCTTTACGTTGTTAGCCTGAGAAATTATCATGACGAGCCGATTGTTGCTTCATTCATTTGCGCCGAAACAGGCTACGATGATGAGGCGATGAAGCTGCGCGCGCCGATCTCTCTTCTGGAAAAGCGCAACGGCGTTGACCGGTATCCGACAATCACCTCGGTAGCAGTCTACGGCGAGAGCGTGCAGAAAATCGTGCGGCGCATTGTGGAGGAAGTGTACTAGCCCTGCCCAGGCCGCGCAGAATGGCCGCTGCCGCGTCGAGGCGTAACAGCGGCATAATTCCTTAGATCGTTGCGCCACTCTCTTTTTAAGGGTATTGTATACAACGTTTACAGAGTTACGCCTGTATCCGGCAGAAACAGGCGTAGACAATGCACATAATAGGGAGATACCTATGGCGAAAATCTACGCAGTAATGAACAGAAAAGGCGGCACCGGCAAGACGACGACGGCGATTGCGTTGGCGCAAGGGCTGGCCCGCCGCCGCTACGAGGAAGGATACACCGGTGATACGGCCGTGCTGCTGGTGGACCTTGACCCGCAAGGGCACGTTGCCGGTTCGCTCGACCTGGACACCGGCGGCCGCTGCCTGAGCCAGTTCTTTCTTGACCGATCCAACTATGGGCGCGTGCTTATGCGCGCCGCCAACGAAAGCCATGCGCGGCGTGGCATGTGGGTTGTTCCAGCTACCGATAACTTGACCGAGGCGAAGCGCGCCTTGATTGTGAATGGAAAGATCGACGACGCGCTGGAATGGGCACTTGGCGAAACGCGCAAGCTCTTTGAGTACATCGTGCTCGATTGCCCGCCGACGCTGGACTTCCTTCAGACGGCCGTCTATCGCTTTGCCGATCTCGCCGTCGTGCCGGTACGTGCCGACTACCTGTCGCTCAATGGCGCAATGCAGCACACGCGCGACATCGTGGCCGCGCAGCAAGCGGGCAGCAAGATCGCGATCAAGGCGCTTGTCCCGACCTTCTTCGACACGCGGATCAACCAATGCAGCGCAGTGGTGAGCAGACTAATCGAGGTGTACGGCCGTGACAAGGTGACAGTACCGATTCCGAGCACGATCCGCGTGGCCGAAGCACCGGAGTATGGCATGACAGTATTCGAATACGCCGAAAGCCGGAGCAGCGACAACATGGCCCAGATCGCGGCAATGGCCTACAACAGGGTAGTAGAGAGGGTGATGATATGAGCAGTGACGACATTGATAACGCATTGGGCAGCATTGCAAACCGAGCGCCAGGCTCACGCATCGGCAAGGAAAAGGTAGAGCAGCCGGTCGCGCGGCAGGCGACGCGCACGACCGAGAAAACCATCGTCTATTCTGTGCGCCTACCGGAAGCATTCGCTGCGCACACCCGGCAGATCGCGAAGCAGTTCGGGATCAGCGAGGCCGAGGCGAAAAGGGCGATCATCTATCGGGGAGTGCAGGCGTACATGATTGACAAAGAGCAGCTCGAAACCGAGTTCACCACCAAAGTCGTAGCAGTACGGCCCAGCGATCTAGCCTAACCCAGCCACATCCGCGATCCCGTCCCTGATTGACAGATCGTGTATACATGATTTACAATAACTAACAGAGAGGTTACGATGACACTTTACACAACAAAGGATCAGGAGCAGGGTCGCATGACACGAGACTTAAACCGCCGCGAGCGGGCCGAGGCTATGGCCGCTTACGCGCAGCGGATTGTGCGCGTCGAGCCGTACCCGCCGGAGGTGGAGGCGTTAATCGCCAAAGCGATGACCGAGCACGACTTCGATACCCGCCTGTCGGCGCTGCGCTTTCTCGAAGCTGCCGGTCGCCTTGACAAAGGCTTCCGCGTCGGCGGCAAGATCGCCAATTACGACGAGGCGGTGAAGGCGCTGATGGGTAAGTTCGACTGCACCAAAAAGACCGCGCTGAAGCATGTACGTGAGGCGGCGATGGTTGCCCAACATCCGAGCTACGAGCCGAGCATCGCCAACTGGGGCGGCGTGCGGCGCGGGGATGGGTGGCCGCCGGAGACTGTCGCAGAAGATGAAGGGCCTTAGACCAAAACAAAACAAGCCACCTTTGCGGGTGGCTTGTTTGTTACCTGGGTAGTTAGGCCAGGATTTTGAGTACGAGACAGTGAGCCGGGAGGCCCACAGTCAAGAGCAATCTCATCATAGCAGTTGCTCATTTCCATGTCAACTATCGGTTAATGGTTCAGGATGTTTACAAAGGTTCGGCAGAGGTTTACAATGTGCCATATCCTTTCGCGAATTCACGCGAAGTTAATGGGTACGTTACCGACCTTCCGGCCATCATTGCGTTTTTGATCGCAGCAGGGAAAGGGACGACGTTGATGTTACGAGATGCAAGCGAACAGAGTTGGCCGGTAGATCGACCGGAAGGCAGCAGTGGTATCGTGCGGATCGCATCCGCGCAGCAAGCGATCATTCTGGAGCTGGTCAATCTCGTCGAAGAGGGCGTGTGCGATGACCGGGCCGAGGCGCGGCTGCGCGAGTTGGTGGTTGCGAGCAAGGAGGTGCTGACGCTGGTCGCGGAGGCGCTACAGACGTGTTACGAGCAAAGATAAAAGCGCCGGGTAGTCCGGCGCTGGTCGCAGGCGGCTGGTCGGACAAACAAGCCGCCACACGAATGAGAGGGGTATAACATGAAGATTTTATTGCTGGATAATCAGATCGGGTTTCGGCGCGCGCTGGCAGATTATTTGACTAGGCACGGCTATCTGGTCGATGCGCAGGACACGACCGCGAGCGCGCTTGCGGCGCTGGCCGCGAGTGGCGACGAGGGTGGGGAACCCTTCGGCCTGGCGATTGTCGAACCGCACACGAACAAGCGATTTTTGACGGAAGCGCAAGAGATGGCGCCTGGCCTGCCGATTTTGGTCGTGACCGGCGAACCGGACTGGAAAGCGGGCGTGGACTATCTGACGGCCGGTTACGTCGATGCCTACCTCTCCAAACAGGACCCGGAGCTGCACGACCGGCTGCTCAGTTGTATTCAGGACACGGCCGTGCGCATGTCCTTCGATGGATGGCAAGTGGACATGGAGACATACGAGATCACGTATCACGGCCGTCCAATCGAACTGACCCAGATGCAGACAGTCATCTTTGCCCATTTCGTGCGCAACCCGCGCAGGCGCATCGGTTACGAAGAGATCGCCCGCGTGACCGGCAAGGACCCGGACACGCTCGCAGCCGCCCGCGTCAAGATGGCGGCAACGATGAGCAACATGCGCGCACGACTGGCAGAGCAGGCCGGTTACGAGGTAATCAGCAGCGTAATCCGCATGGGCTTCAAGATCATGCCCGCACCGGTTGATGGAAGCGAGAGCGAGAGCGCCGCGGCCGGTGAAGCGGCCGGGCAGAGTGAGGCGGCTGGGGAGCGAGGCGGCGCGGAGAGGGTGAAGGTCTAGGGAGATCACAGTCACTATCTGGACGGCTGCTGTTAATCGATGTACTATAACATTTCACATGGTTTTGTGTGGTTTTCTGATATTTGGCGAGATTGCGGCGGTGAGGCGCCTGTTGCGTGATGGGCACAAATGGATATGATCCAGCGAGAGAGCAGGTAAAACAGCCTGCAAAGCAAAACGACGATCCGCTACCTGCCCTGGTTTTTGATCGTCGAATTCGCTTGAGTGATGTATTGCCGCAAAATCCGGGTGAAAAACCTGGGGTTTTCGTGTTCCTGAGCGGCAAATTGTTAGGAGAATTGTAGCATGGATACGGCAACGGTCAAGAGCATTGAAGACGTTTGGCAGGATACGCTTAATGAATTGAAGCTACAGATGACGCGGGCGACGTTCGACCAGTGGCTCGCGTCATCTACGGCCGTCCAGTTGTGGGGCAATGAGCTTACCATTACTGTCGTCAACGAAATGGCGCAGGACTGGCTCATGCACCGGCTGCGGGACACGATAGAGCGCACGCTGAGCGCAGTAGCGGGGGAGGCTATGACAATCAAGATCGTTACCAGAAGTGATGTGGAGCAGGAGGCGCTCTTGCGCATGCCGCCGGTGGCTACGGTGGTTTATGACGCGACGCTGACAAGGCATCAGCCACCGCCGCCGCCCGCGCCGAACGATCCGGCGGTGTACGGCCGTTCGGACGCGGAGCTGCGCGCAAGCATAGAGGCGCGCAGGAACGCGGGTATGAATGGCAGCCAGAGCGGACATCTGAATGGCAGCGGCAAGGGCCACCAAATCGAGGATGACGACGAAATAACCATCACGCGCAGCGAAGAGGGTGATCCAGACGCAGCCTTTATGCAGATCGGGCATTACGCGGTTCGGTTCTGGCGGCCGTATCTGGGGCGCACGGCATTTGATTTGTGGGAGGTGCTTACCACCTACCAGTACGGCATGGAAAACTGGAAAGAGAAAGCGCCGCACAACTCGACCCTTCTGCGCAAGATAGGAATCCAGAATCGGCAATCGCTGGAAGAGGCGATCATCGACTTGGAACGTGAAGGTATTTTTAGCTTCCGGCGCGAGATGAAAGACGACGATCCACGTACCGCGAAATGCTACTATGACGATTTCAAGCCGCTGGATGTTCGCTATGGCGGCGGCCGGCTGCTGAGCTATGAGCAGCACCTGCGCCTGACGCCCCCGGACCAGAAAGAGCACATTCGTTATCTGAAGAAGTACGTCAAGAAAGGCCGGTTCGACATGCGGGCCTGGCGCAGCGGCGCGCCGCGCAGCCAGTGGTTGATCGAGCGTGAATAGGTTGGATTTCAGGTGTCTGAAACAGGATCGAATTGACAATGACTACGCGCAAACGTGAACGCTAGATGTTACATCCTACGTACACGTTTAGAATGTTACATCCTACGTACACGTTTAGAATTTCAAATGTTATACGTGGTGTACACGTTTGGATCAGATGTTACACCTGACGTACACATTTACAGATAAAAGAAATAAAAGAAATAAAGGTGCAAAAGAAAGTTGTTATCTTTTTCTTTTGCGTTGAAGGCGAGGCGAACTAAAAATGACAGCGACGACGACACAAGCAGACAAGCCCGAACATGCGGCGGCGATCCACCCGCTTGCAAACCATACGGCCGTGTTGCATAATGCGCTCATGGATCTGTCCGAACTTTACGGAGCCAGAGACGCGGCCGATTATGCGGGCGTGAGTTTGCCGACGCTGCGCCATGCGGTTCAGGGAGGGACGCTGGAACCGATAGCCCTGAGCCAGCGCGTCTATGCCGACGGCCGTGTCTACCCGTATGGCTTCGTGTTCACGCGGCGGATGCTGGACGCCTGGCGCGCCGACGGCCGTGCCGCGCCGACCGAAGACGAGCGGCGGCAGGTGTTCAACAGCGCCGGAGCCGCCGAGTATCTGGGCATTTCGGTGGATGCGCTGAAGCAGGCGTATCATGTGCGCGGCTCGTTGGCGGGCCGGAACATCGGCGGGGCGGTTGTATTCCTGCTGCGCGATCTAATCGCCTACAGCGAACGCGAACGGCCGTCCGGGCCGGAGCATCCGCGCGCGCTGTTCAGCGCCGAGCAAGTGCGCGAGATGCGTGAGCTGTACGAAAGTGGCGTGACCATCCGCGAGATCGCCAACCGCATGGACCTCGACGCCGACCTCACCACGATCCACGGCGTTGTAT